GAATAGCTATGGTATTATATAGAATGAATCTTATTGAAAACCTGTATTTCTTTAATGCTGGTTTAATTCCGATAAATAATCCTAATGAAATATCTATTCTTTCTTTTTCTCAAGGAGGAGGAACAAACTTTAATAATGTTGTTTCAAGCATCAAGAGAAATGGGAATAATTCTGTAATAATTACAGATGGATATGATGCATGTCGTGAATATGACAAACAGGCTTTTTGGGTTGGAATTGGAGGCACTACGTTTAATCGTAGCGATGATTCTTTTGTGAAATATCGTAAATCTAAACAATGTGTTTCATATAACTCTAAAACAAGTAAATTTGATTATTGTAAATAAAAAACTATGTTAACAAGAAAAGAACCTGTTGACATGATATTTATTCCAGGGAACATCCCAAGCTTAAAGAACAGTAAGGTTAAGACGAGTAGAGGAATCTTCTCGTCTCCTACTGTATCTAAATTTCTTAGGTCTATAGGTATACAAGAATTTAACTCTCGTAAGAAGACAGTTAAAGGATATGTAGATCCAAATAAACCTAATCAATTTGAAGCTTTAAGGAGTACATTCATTTCTATGAAATCAGGAAAAGATGATCCAATAATTATTGGGTATCATCAAGTCAGAAATAGTAAAAGACTATTTGACTTTAGTAATAGTGTAGAGCTTGTTCAAGATTTGATGACAGCTCATGACTTTATTGAAGATGACAACGTAAAGTACGTATTCCCTGTACCAATGAGTATAGACGGAAAATTAATTAACCCTTTAAACCCAAGAGAATTTCCTCTTTATTCAGTAGATAAAGAGAATGCTGGTGTTTGGATAAAACTGTTTTAACATGAGTGATGATGAATTAAAAATATGCTTTAAAAGTTTAGTATTTGACCTATCTAAAGATGAAAATCAAAGTCCTGAAGATGGATTTAGAATTGGAACTTTATCCAATGAAGATTTATATGGTGAAGTATTAGATTTAATAAATTATTATAAAGAAAAAAATAATGAATAAAGCAAAAAAAGTAATGGTAAGGTTAGCGTTTGCTGACCAAGTACTTTCTTTAGAAGATGCTTACAACAATGAAAACGAAATTTGTAGTTGTGATAGCTATGTAGTAGGATATGAAGATGATAACGGTAAAGAGTGTGAAGAAGATGGAACATATCTTAACAACACGGTAGATCCTGATCAGATAAACATGTTTAATGATTAAGTATCAAGTAACTAAAACTCTTGTTACCAAACCTAATGACAATAGTGCTAACGCAATTGCACCTAACCTAATATATGGATGTTTTGGTGGTTGCGTTAACACATATTGTTATATGTCTAGATACAATGGAAAAAGAATATTTGTTAACACAAATGTTATGGATATTGTGTCTTCTGTTTATGAGTGGGCTAAAGATTATGTAAAAGTTCCTGACCAACAAGATCCTATTTATAAGATGGTAGATGTTGCTTGTAATACTGATTTAGTTCTTATGCAAAAACACTGCCCAATACCTCTTATAGACTATCTTAAAATGTATGATGATCATCCTGAAATTAACACAACTATGGCTACAAAATATCCTAGTTTGTTGAAATTAGATGTCAATCATTTTAATAAGAAGCCTAGAGTTAGGGTTAGTCTTATGCCTCAATCTTATTCAGATATTCTTGAACCAAAAATGCAAAGCATAGAGTCTAGAATAAATGATATAAACAGATTGAAGTCGCTAGGATGGGAGGTCCACATTAACTACTCTCCCGTTGTTCTTTACAAGAACTTTAGGAGTGAGTATAGAAATCTATTTAAGATGGTTAATGATATTGCGGGTGAAAATAAGTGTGAAGTAATATTTATGACAAACCACCCTTTGCAAATGGAAAAAGCTAGTGGAGAAGCGATGGAAGTAATGCAGTATTCTAACGAGGTTAAAAACAAATCAGGAGTTATGAGATATCCGTTAGAATTAAAAAGAAAAGCAATAGGTATATTCAAAGAAGAATATTCCGAGTTGTTTGATGTAAAATCAATAAGATATATATTTTAAATTAATTAAAAAAAAATAAATTATGGGAAGATATTATGACGGAGACATAAACGGAAAGTTTATGTTAGCAGTACAATCAAGTAGTGCAGCAGACAGATTTGGTTCAGAAGGACACAACAATTATTTAGAGTATTACTTTAACGAGGAACACCTACCTACAATAAAGGAAGAGTTATCAATATTAAAACCTGCATGGGAAAAAGTAACAGAGTTTTTTAAGGATAGAAACTCATGGACTACTGAACAACAAGAAGAGGCAGGAATAAGTACTCAAGAAATGAGTGATTATGCTGATTACTGTTTAGGCAAGCAGATAAAAGAATGTGTCGAAGAATATGGGGAATGTCGTTTTAATGCAGAAATGTAATGGCGATACAAGATCATAACCTAAAGTTAACGGAACAACAGTACAGAGACTTAGAGATACCATCTTATTCAATGCTGTCTAGTATAGACAAACAAGGATTAGATGTAGTTGGAGGAGTAAAGCAGAGTTTTAATCTTAAATTTGGAAACTTAGTTGATGTAATGTGTTTTGAACCTGACAGAGTTGATGAAATATTTCATAAAGGAATATCTCCAAAACCACCAACAACAAATGTTAAGAATATTTGTGATCTTATATTAGGTCAATTGGACGGGAAAGAAGGTGAAATAGCCCCAAATGTTACCCCGTTCAGAAGAAAAGAAAAGAAAATATCTTCTAAACTTTCTGATTATTCTGATGAAATACTAGCTGCAGCCATAAGATTGAAAGTCTATAAAGGATATACAGATCCAAAGACAATTGAAACAGTTGTTAGTACTGGTTCTGAATATTTTAAAGACAAAATTAAATCTAGAGGAAAGGTTTTAATAAAACCTGATATGTGGGATCACGCTACTATTACAGCAAATACATTATTGTCACATCCATTTACTGCAAAATACTTTGCAAAAGGTGTTCCGGGAATTGAAATTATATATCAATATAAATTCGATACAAAGGTTGCAGGTATGAGATGTAAAGGAATGCTTGATTGTGTTGTGATTAATCATAACCAGAAATTAATATTTCCAATAGATTTAAAGACAGGTGAACAACCCTGTAAAGATTTTCCAATGTTATATACTTTACTCAAGTATTACATTCAAGGTGGTCTTTATAGAGAAGCTCTAAAAACTATTGTTGATAATGATTTTGATCTCATGGGTTATGACGTTAAACCATTTGAGTTTGTTTATATCTCTAAATTAAATCCAATGAAACCAATGAGGTTTTTAGTTACCGAGGAAATGCATACAGCATCTTTGAATGGATTTGTTGATAGATATGGATATGCTCACACTGGAGTAATTGACCTTTTGGACAGTTACTATTATAGCGTCCAAAACAATAATGCAGAATACACTCAGAAAGAGATAGATTCTAAAGGATTAATTGAGCTTAAGTTTAATGAAATAACTGGAAAATAATGAAAGATACATATAAAGTTAATATTCTAAGAAATAAAAGCTTAACTTATATGCTGCCTCTTGTTGATGCCGAGCTTAAGCTTGATTTTGATAATTACTTATTAAACTGCTATGTTTCATTTGAGAAAAATGATGAAACATTCTGTTTAATGTATTCCTGGTCTAGTAATCCTGCATTTCTAAAATACGAAGGTAAGCTCATGAGCCACCCTATGTATATTGGACATGCAGATTTCGGAGAAAAAGTTGTTTATAAGTTTCAATTAACTCATGTTATGAAATTAGAAAGACAGCTTTTTTTAGAAGGCAGGTATAAAGAGTTCTCAGAAAAACACAAAAAAACAATACTTGATTATATTAAATCTAAAGGTTTTAATAATTATTCTAGGATAAATAAAATATTAGACAAGAATGATGAATTGAAATCTGATGCGCCAGATAGTATTGCTGAATGCGTTTCTGATCAGGTAAGTATATTAATAATTAATAGAGAAAACATATTCGATGAAAGTAATATTGAAACCAGTCCCAGGGAGAAAGGATCATTTTAGTCTAAAAATTGGAAGACATGATTTGGGAATAAGAGAAAGAAGTGAATTACGTAAAATAATCCAAGACATAGATAATGGAATCTAAGGTTGCAGAATTACGCATGATTTTAAATTTAATTGAAGATTTTTATGGATTTTCTTTAAAGAAATCAGGAAGAAGGCAAGACTTAATATATGCTAGAAAGGTTTATGTTAAGATTGCAAGAGATAGAAATCACACATTTCAATCTATTGGAGATATGTTGGAAATGAATCACGCAACAATTCTCCATCACTACAATAGTTTTAATGTTGTGCAAAAAGCTGATATAGATGCTTACAATAAGGCTATATATGTTCTTAAAAAATCTGAAAATGAGAATAGACTTATTCTAGGATTTAATCCAGATGAACAAAGAGATATGATAGATCTTATTGAGACAAAAATAGAGGCTAAATATGATTCTGAAATAAAAATTCTTAAATTTGAACTTGAACAACTAAGGAATGAGAAAAGAGATATTGGCAGATTAAAGCCAATGCTTGAACTTATTAAAAATTGGTCAGATGACGAGCTTAAAAATTGTATTGATTTTAGAATAAAACCATACGCTCAAGCTTTAAAAAGCAGAGTATATATATAATTAGAAATAGGTGTGCAGTTTTGGAATATAATTCCGAAACTGTATATCTTTTATTATTAACATTAAATTTTAAATCACATGATATTTAAAAGAAAAGATGCTAAGCCTGTTGGCGTTGGTACAATTTGTAAAATAAAAGAAAGTGTTATTTCAAAAATGACACAAGAAGAGAGTTATATAAATAACTCTGTTTCAAAAAAAATAGAAGATATTGACGGATTCATAAGCAGAAGAGATTTGAGAAAAAATTTATCTCAGAATCAAGTTATGATTGAAGATGCAGAACTTGTATATGTTGGATTTAATAGTGTTTTTGGAAAAGATATAGTTGAAGTTGTTCCGTTAAAAATAAAAAGAGATTCTTATTCGCATGCAGTAAGGCATCTTCTTGGAAGTAGAAAAAAATTTTTAATGAAAAAAGACTCATTATCTTTGGTTAGTCATCAAGAAATTCTTAAATTTGTTGAAAACAATGATTATATTTTAAAAAATTTTATAACTAGAACTTTAATAGAAGACTATGGTTTAACTGATTTTTCTTTGTAATGGGACATCAAATAACATTATTGGAGATGATAAAAAAATGCGAAGATGAGCAACAAAATAAAATTAACTCCAAGACAAAGGCAAATACAGAAGCAGAAGGATGAATATGAGGTGCGTAGAAGATTCTACCACCGAAATTGGGACGCAATGAAATGGTGCAATAAACAGGGGTTAACAATTTATGCAGCATCTCAGTCCCATAATAGCTCCATGGTCAAAATATTTGTCCAAAAAGGAGTTCCTTTTAAACCTCTGAATAACATAGAATATGATCAAAATGAGCCAAATGATATAATCAGATATACTGCCGCAATAGATGCAGAGTATGAAAGATTATACCTTAAAATGAAGGATAGAGTAAAGTGAATTAATACAACGTAGATGCGATGTTAAAGAAATTAATTTGGTGATTTGAATTAATGTTATGTTATGCAACAAGCCCTTATCAGTATATCTGGTAAGGGCTTTTTTTTGCTATCCTTCTTTAAGTTTTTTTTTACCTACGAAGGCTCTACATGTTCATAGTTCTCAAGAAATCCAAAGACTCTCTAAAGTCTTCTATGTTTTTAAATCTAGGTAATAACTTTTTAGCTTTATGCTTAAGCTTAAGTTCATCTTTATATGGCCCAACTTTATATCTTTCTCCCCATGTCCAAGGAGTCATATAATTCATAGTCTTAAATATCTGTTTAAAGTTACCAACAGCAGCCGTAGGAGTTTGAGCAATTTTAAATGCTTCTACTGGATTTAAAAATGTTGTTAATTCTGATTGTTGTCTTCTCAACAAATACGCTAAGAATATATCTTCATCATCAATATCTCCATCTCCTTCTAGAATACCATAAGCAATTGTTATCATTGTCATAAACGCAACATCAGCTAATGTTTTTCTAACACCTGCGCGCTGCTTAGGAGTTAATTCTTTCCAACTTTTAGCAACATTAATGCCGTCTTCTCTAGCGTCATTTATAAGCTTAGATAAAAATCTTGCAGTAGATATATAATATCCTTCCATGTGTTCTTTTTGATCTGCAGAATAAAACAAATCTGCTTCAGAAAGTTCAGCATCGGATGGCTTAAATGAAGTTGTAATACCTCTGAATCTACGTAAATAACCTGGTATCATCCATTTTCTTAAGAAGAATCCCATTTTACCTAACATATATCTTTGTGCATGAGCTTGAATATCATTGGTATATTGTCCGTGTAATTCATCAACTTTACTTCTGATAAGGTTTCTAGTTTCAAGAAGAATTGCTTCCTGTCCTCCACCAGTTGTGAATGATGTATTTTGAACTTTAGAATCTAATACCATTTCTTGACCTCCTTTAGCATTTGTTTTAAATGAAATCATTTGGTCAAGAGAAGCTGCTTTGCTTTTGTTATCAACAACATTTCCTGCTGAGTCTATCCATTGTCCTTTATCATTTTGAGCTTTAATAGAACTCAATACAGAGTACATAACTTTTCCTTGCATCATGTGTTCGCCAGAGTTTGATAGTGGGCGTAATGAATCTTGATTCATTAATCCCTCCATTCTAGTCCCTGCTTCAAATCTTGAATTAAGATTGCTTGGCCCCATTGTATTAAAGTTTGACATCAATAAATTAGTTCTTGATGTCTTAACATTAGCACCAAAATCAGCCATTATATTCTTAAGGTCAAAACTATAAAGCTGTTGCGCTCTTTTATAATCTTTAAGATTATAAATATCACCACCAATTGCTTCTATAAGATTTGAAAATGTACCAGTAAATGTATTCACAATACTGTTAGCATAGTTAAATACAAGTGATACAGTACCAAAATACTTTAATCCAGCTTTTACTACTTGTTGAGTCTCTACAGTTTTACCTGCTACTTTAAAACCACCCGCTTGTTTTGTTGTAATACTATAAAGTCTATTCTCAATCATTGATAAAGCTTTTTCATACTCTTTAGATTTAGATCCGCTAGTCCATAAAGGCAATCCAGTTTGAGCATCAATTTTTTGCTTACCAGATACAGAATCTAATACAGGATATTTCTTTTCAGCCATAGTCTCTGTTATAATTAAAAGAGTTGACTCTATTGATTTCTTTTCCTCAAAATTCTTAGCCATTATAGAATTTAAAAGCCCTATTGTATGTAGGTCAAATGATTGGTCTGATTCATTAAGTTTAGCTCTATATGGTCTAGGAAGCCTTAATGTTTCACCTTCTTTAAAATTAGTGTATGTTTGGACATCAAAGTCATCTTTCTGAGTTTCAACCAATCTACTTATAGCATTCTTACCCATAGTTGCTATTGATTGACCTTCAGCAATTCTTGAAGCTCCACTTTTCATAATTCCAGGTAATCTCATAAATTCAGCAGCTCGGTAAGTTTCTATAATAGAATCATTTTTCTCATACCTTTTATCAGCAATTCTGTTATTTTCCATTAATCTTTCAAGCTCAGCTTTCTTTTTAGGCTGAGTCTGTAATTTATCCCATACAGGATTTTTCCAAACTTTATGTGGAACACTTCTAGTTACAGTGTATCCATTTTTATTTACATATTGCTGTTGTTCAGTATTTAATTTTAACCAGACATTCATCTCGCTTCTTGCAATTGCTTCATTTAATGATATTGTATTTCTCTTATTATTCTTCATTTTATAAGAGACATGCATTGGTCTTTCACCATCTTTTAAGCTATCAATACCCTCTATTTGAATTTCATTCCCTCCTGCAATTGTAAGTTTTCTTTTTGAAGTTTTACCAGTCACCGGGTCGGGAATTGTAGATTCATAATGAAAAGATACAACACCATTCTTATCTGTTACTTTCTCGACTTTGACATCTTTATATTTTTCATCATAAATATCTGAGTCCCCAGCTTCTCTTTGAAGTTCATTCTTTTTCTCTATGAATTCAGGCTTAAACTCAGTAGTATAATAAGCTATCCCGCTTTCAGATACAGTAAACATGTCTTCATATTTCTTCTTCATGTTTCTAGCATTAGATACATTTTCTCTAAATTCTTTATGAGCCTTATCTTCAGCAGTAGCTTCTTCAATTGAGTATTTTTCAATATTACTAGAAGCCTGGTCAAGCATTTTAGATATTAATTGAATATCTTTAGCTTTCATTTCTTTTTCTGACAAAAGTTGCATAGATAACCCACTCATTTTTGTAAGAGATGTTTCTGCTCTTTCTTCAGCTAGTTGTAATTTTCTATCTTCTATTTCATCTTTATTCTCTTGCATTTTAGCTAAGACATACTCTCCTTCTTGTCTTCCATCACCACCAATTTTTTGAAGATCCTCCCAGTCTTTTTTAAATCCAAGTTTGTATTGCTCTTCAGTTTCAGTATCATGCTTAGCTAGTAATTCAGAATATACTTTTCTTGAACCCTGTAAAAGCTTTGCATCTATATTTGCTTTAATACCATTAAGCTCAATCATTGAGTTTCTAAGAGTTTTAGACTCTTCTTCAGTGAGAAAATCTGAGTCTTTTATTTCCTCTGCCAACGCGCTTATATCTTCCAGTATAGTGAATGAGGCTGCCCAGTCATAAGCTTTTCTTAAAGTATCTGCACCAAGTTCACCTTGTTCTGATCTTATATCAAGAGTTGATTCCATAAAATATAACTCTCCTCTGGCCCAATCAATATACTTGATAAATCCTAATTTTTTGTCAGTCTTATCAAACTCATTTAACTCATCTTGAAGCTCTTTAATAGATCCAAGTCTAGTTTTCTTTCCTATTTTACCTAACTTCCTTGCATTTACATTTTCTTTTTTCTGAGCAGCTTTTGATGTTATTTTAGAAGATTGATTTTTATATACCTTTGTTATGGTTGCTAATAATTTTTTATATTTATCTTCTACTTTTTGTTCTAAAGTTTTTAATCCTTTTGAAGCTTCAGTTTGATTTTCATCAGCTTTTTCTTTATTAACAAATATAGGTTTTAATTGTTGAGCTATTTCTTCTATTTTTGTAACATCTACAGCTTTCACCTTATTGTTTAGAAGTTCTTTTGATAACAATACAACTTCGCTTCTTTCAAGACCAAATGTTCTTCTTATAAAATCTGCAAACCAAGCAATAAATGATTCCCAAGAATTTCTCTTTTGTTCATCTGCCCATATTTCAGATCCTTCTCTACCTATTGCTGTAACGAGTATTTCTTTGTGAAGCATGTCTTCTGATAATTCAGGATACAAAGCTTCAACTTCCGCCCACAATTCAGTATCTCTTAATTCATTAAGAGCTTTTTGAATTCTCTTATTCTGAAGCCCTCCTGGAAACGAGTCTATGAATACGTGTCCAAATTCATGTATTGCAGTAGTTTTGAATAACTGATTAGGGTTAATTACAATTACAGGTTTGCCAGCAGCTTTAGTTCTTGGATCATTTTTTCCTAGAACTCTTGAGCTTTCAATATTTTCGTCATAAATAACCTCAACATTCATTGTTTTCTTAAGAGCTTCAACCTTTTGATCAAAAGTTGCTCTCTGTTCTCTCTCGTAATCAGTTCCTTCTCTCTCTTCCTGAGACTTAAAAGACTCTACAAGTTCAATATTTGTTGATAATACTTGAATGAGTTGGGCCTCTGTTAAGACCATATCCTCATATTTATACATTTTACAATTCATAATATCTTATTTACAGGATATCTTCTTATCCTCTATTATTTGACTTAGGTTTTGTTTGATTACATTGTAATCAGATAATTGAGCCTCTTTAGAAAGGTTATATGCTACTGGGTCAAATTTCTTAGCATTGTTATCTTTAAAAGTCTCTTCCATTCTCATAATAGATTCAACTTTTTCCTGAACTTTTAATTTATCTAATATAGGCACATTATTTGATTCAACCTTAGATTCAGTTATATTTACACCTTTTTCATATTCAAATGTCTTATATTTTCCTTCAGATGTTCCAAGCTTAAATGTTCTTGCATAAACTGGGACTCTCATCTTCTGTCCATTAGCATCTTCACGGGATACAGTTCCAACTCTTTCAAACAGAAAAGTATCTCTACCCCATCTACCATTTACAAATTTAGGAAAAGTTCCGTCATCTGAGCCAAATTCTTGACTTTTATTTTTAGCAGGTTTGTAAATAAATGCATATTGGTCACCTTGCATCTTCTGAATTTTCAATGTCTTCACTACTTTCCCGTTATCAGAACTATGTCTTTGGAATTGATCGACGAAATATTCATCAGTGGTCATCTCGTCAGCCTTAGCAATTGCATCTCTTATTTCTCCACTCATATTAAAGTCTTTTAATATTTGATGTGGAATATGAGTAAAAAATTGAGAAAGATTATTTTGGAATCCTGAACTTAAAAATGCATATCTTGCAAGATCTATTGCAAATTTTCTATCAGGATGTATGTTTTCCATATCTAATGAACCATCTTCTTTATAATTATAAGATTCATACAAATCCATCCATCCTCTATAAATTTGATTTTGATAATACGTTGGTTTATTCTTATTATTTATGCCTACGTATTGCTTATTTTTATATGTACCAAACTCAAACTCCTCTATTAAGAAGTTTCTTTCTGCAGTTCCATCAGATATAGCTAATTGTCTTTTCTGTATTTCAAGAGGCACATTTGTTGTAAGAACATCATATCTTTTATTGTTGTTTTTAAACAAAGTAATACCGGACATTATATAAGAATAAAAAGCTCCATTGACAGATCTTCCAAGCTCTTCATCTGTTAATAACTTTCCATTTGCTGTTTCATTTGAAATATTATTAAAAGTATCAATAGCTCCTTGAGTCCCTGATAAAAATAAATTAGAAGCTTTCACTACATCTCTTACAAAATTCAAAGTATTGTCTCGATAAGTACCAAGCATAGTTCCTTCAAATTTAGCTTCATATCCTACAAGTTTCTTAGATTTATCTTTTTCTGTAAGTATTTTTGTGATTTTATTCTCATTGATTTGTCTTTCAATATTGCTACCTCCCGCACCTGCAGTGTCTGATTTAGCAGCTATCACTCCTTCAGAGAATAATTTAGCTTTATCTTTAAGAAATATCCAAGCTTTTAAAACTTCATAATCTAAATTTGGATCTGTTTTATCTGCTCTTATATTTGCTTCTAATTCAGACTCAGTTAAAGCTGCTACATTCTTACCAGTTACATTATTTCCTATTGGAGGGAAGCCATATTTATCAAGTATTTTTTCTAATGGAGATGCTTTTTCACCTGAAACCTCAACTCCTTTAGCAGTAATACTCATTTGTTCTTGTTGCAATTGAACAAGTTCTTTTAATATTGGTTGACCTATAAATCTATTTACCCATTTCATATCAACACCTGCTCTTAATAACATAAACGTTGTATTAGCAGTAATTGAATTATGATTTGCTCTAGCTATATAAGGGTCTTTTGCAATATCAACATACGCGTTTAAGAATGCAGATAGATTATCAGCAATTGAATTAGATCCTGTTGTTTCACTATCAAAGAAAGTAACTAGTTTCTTTTCTCCTTTTCTTTTACCAGAGGTTATTTCAACTTCTTTCTGGTTTCCAATACCAATCCATGAATCAAATCTTACGTTAAGGGATTGATTCATTACATGGTCAACAAGGTGATTAGCTGTTTGTCCAACACCCATTTTACCAGATAAGTACTCACTTTTAGTCTCAAGCTGAGTAAGAGGAGAGAATAATTCCATATTCTTCATTACAGGAGCTTCAAACAGTCCTTTAACTCCTTTCTTCTTATTACCTACAATATCATCTTTTAATTGCGCTCCATCAATAGACCTCATCATAGAGTCATACGTTAATGGAGAGTTTAATACAGACTTGTATAATGACACAAGCTCGTTCTGAGCCAACATCTTTTCAATCTGGGCTTCTGATACCTGATTGCCATTATCGTCAACTGCTAAGTGTTTATTTTCAGCCGTGAGCTTTGTTAGACGCATTATCTCTGGGTCATATACCAGATTGTTTTGCATTGCAAATAATTTGTCAATATCAAAGTCACTACCTGTTTTAGCAGGAAGACCATCGTACACCACAATACTATCTCCAACTCCAGGAGGTAACACACCAACAATCTGAAGGTAGTCATTAGATGACATCCCTTGGTTAGGAATACGATAAGTTATCAATTCTAATGCGCTAGGGTCTAATAAAGCCATTGCGGAAGCAAGATCTTTACCTTCTAAACTTATTTTATGCTTATCAAGAAGCTTCATTGCTTGAGTATGAGGTATAAAAGCCTGTCCTGGTAATACTTTTCCATTCTCAATACGAGGAGGAAGTAAACCTTCATTATTATAAGCATCAGATACAATTGTTATTCCAGAATCCTCACCTACTTTTTCTAATCCAAATGGAGATACCTGAATAAAACTACCACCTTGAGTGCTAATTTTAGTCATTTTTCTATTCATTATAGACATGAATATGCTTTCTACTTTTCCTTTTATTTGAGGAATAGCATCAAATGGCATTTGTTTCCTAAGAGCATCAATTACATTCTCATTTCCACCTCTATCAGTAAATTCTTCTATTAATGCATTGTAAATGTATTGCTTATCACTAATGACATTATTTTCATCAATACCAAAAGCTTTCTTTATTTCATCTTTACCTAAATTAGACAACTTGGATACAGTATTATGTATCCTTTCAGCTAATTCAAATCCTTTAGTAGGAACACCATCAACAGTATATTCACTAGTTAAATCTAATCCTTCAAAAATATTCTTTTGAATTTGAGATCCAACATTAGTTTCTTTCATGTTTTTAATAGGAAGGTCTTGTTGTAATTTCCAACCTCTATTAGAAAGAACTTGAGGATTTAATACAATATCTTCTTCAGACAATAATTCAGTAGTTCCTGCTTTATTTATAGTTGTTGGTTCTACTGCGCCAACTTTAACACCGTCAATTGTTATTACTTCATGAATTTCCTCATAAGCTTCAATTGTATATTCTACTTTTCCAGAAGGACTAGTTTTTGTTGGCCCTTGCATTTTATTTAACATAGACTCCATTGGAGTTCCTTTAACGAGAGAAGGAATCAATACAGCTTGAGAGTATTTTAAATAAACGGGACGACCCTCATTTATCTCAAAATACACACCTTTTAAAGGCTGAGCTGCTAATTTCATTTCTTGAGGAGACATTGATTTGCCAGATATCATCTTTTCATAGACCTTATCATGTTGTGGCCCCCATTGTCCAAGTTTTTGTTTTAAAAATCTCCATCTACGAGGAGTTATCCAAGCCTGAGCATCAGTAGTGTTTACTTTATCATAAGCGCCTGCAATAGACTTGTCTTTTAACGAGTCTTTTATCTTTTGAACATACTTAGATGCAACTTCAACTCCAGATACAGTGGCTTGATTAAATATTATAGAATCACCATCCTCTAATCTTAATTGTAATCCATCAGTGTATGTTGCTGGAATACGCTTAATTAAATCAGCGTTATTTTTATAGTAAGCTGGGTCACCAGAGAATAACTTTGTATATTCTACTGAAGCTATTAATCCGTTCATGAAGTAATCTCCTGCCATTCCTACTTCCCCGCCTTTGTTCTTGTATAAATCAACTATATCTTTGCTAATTCCGTCAATTTTAGAAAGCTTTTCTGCGTGTTCAGAAACTCTGTCACGAATATCATTCTCTATAAATTTACGAACTATATTTTCCTGTTCTTTAGATAAACCATCGTATGTTGAATCTTCAAAAGTTTCACCATAAATAGCTTCTCTTAGTTCTTTGTATTTTGGGTCAGTGCTATCTTTATTAAATTCAGGGAATATTTGTGACTTAAGACCATTTCCATTTTCACCGTGGTAATGAACTACTTTTTTAACAGTATCATCAGAGTTCTCACGATTAACTCTTTTCATCCTGTTATATTCATCGAGGAAGTATCCAAGAGCTACTTCGACAGCTTTTGGGGAAATATAAATAGAGTTATCGTTTGGATTCAACTGGATGTTAAATGCAATCGGATTAAATCCTTCAAATAAAATTCTTCGTGATTTGTCAGCAGCTATAATAGTTGGAAACATTGATTTGGAAGATTTATTAATCAATCCATTCAACATTTGAACTATGTTAGCGTTAATCTGGTCATTTGTAGTAATAGATGTGTTATCAACGCCATCATTTTTTCTTCTTGATTTGAATGAAGAGTCTAAACCGGCTTTTAATCCATCCAATCTCTCATTTCTTAATTTAGTTCTTTCTGCTCCTTTTGGAGTATCAAGAGCTAATAAATATCTTAGCCATACAGAATTCTGTTTAGACTTATCCATAGCCATATTCTCTAATGAAGATGGATCTTTCTTCCATTCATTTATCTTATTAGAAATATAAGTTGGATTAGATACAGTATATCCTGTTTTACCATCATTAAGTAATACAGACATATCAGCCATATCAGTCATTCTCATACCTACAGCTTCAGCAAAAGCTCTTGTAGAGTTTTCTCTGTTAAATATATTCTCAAATCCTGCATCTTTTGTTGAAAATTGAAAATCAGGTTGAAGAATATCATTTAATAAAAAGCTTATTTGTTTATGAAGCAAATCTATTGTCTGCTCCATTTTTTTATCACCACCATTCATGGTAACAAGAGTGTTTATATCATCTGTAAAAATATCAGTAGCTCCTAATCTTTGAAGAATATCTAATAAATCTACTGCAGATAAGTTTACAGCATCAAGCAATGCATTTTGATATGCTTCAGACTCTCTATTTGTTCCTGCATTTTGTAGATCTTCATTCCATAATCTTTCAGCTTCTCTTGCGTCTTTAAATATTTGAGCTAATACACCTCTTTCTCTATCCTGTAATCTGCCATTTTGATCTAAAAATCTTGCAATGAATCCGTTATTCCACTTATTCATTAACTGACTTCTTCTACTGTTTGTAGATGTAGCATTTATAACGGTATATTTACCACTATCAACTTGTGTTACAAAATAATTTAAGTGAGTTTTATTAAAAGCCTGAACAAACTCAGTTATCTTGTTCTTATTGTTTGTCTTTACATAAAAATCAAGCTTATCTAATAAATCATGCATCCATGGTTTTGTATCCCTGAAATCATTGATTTTATTATACATGACATCAAATATATCAACAACATTTTCTCCGTGTCCGTATCCAATTTCATCAACTAAAATACTATTTAATGTATTCCAGACATCATCAAATTTTGCAAACATTGGCATTTCAAGAAATCCATCTTCAACTGGGACTGAAACTTCAATACCATCTTCATTTTCAGCAAATACTCTTTCTTCAATCTGAGATAAGAATATTTTTGTATTTACAGTTGCTGTTTCTTTAGAGTTAGTTTCAAAACTCTCTTTTATATTTACACCACCACCCCTGTCTTCTTCTGCAATTTCAGTGATTGGATTACCTTTTTCATCAGTAATTTTTTCACGAATCTTAACTCCAAGTCTATCAATAGTTGATATTAACTCAGTTCTAAAGTCTTCTTTATTTTTTTCTACTAATTCAATTCTTTCTAAAAGCTCAGCTTCATTCTCACGACCTTTTATTTTCTCTTTATAAGAAGCTATTGTCTTTTCAATAGAATCCATAATCCTGCCTTTCTCAAGTTCAGATGGGTCATAATTATTATAGGACTTCTTGCCACTCTGCAATACAAAATTGTATAGCAAGTGTTCAGTCACTTCTTCTACTTGTTGAGCTGTAAATTCGGAGAATTTGTATTTGTCGATATAATCTCTATCTCCATTCTTATCCGTGAAGAACCACATTCCTGTAGTTAAGTCTTTTTTCAACAGAGGCTCCCCTGTTTTAGGGTTGACAAGACCTATTTGTTCATTCTCGAAACCTTTTTCATTTCGATAAACTTTTTCCCAATTACCAAACCTTTGCATAAAACTATTGCCTAACACTTTCGCGTAGGCAATTTCAGCTAACTGTGCATCTTGAAAGATTGATAGAAATTGGTCGTGCAATTCGGATTTCTTCCCATTTGCAGGATTTTCTACATTACATTTCATTATAATATGTATTAATTATTTTTTCTTAGAGCATCTAGGTTGTTTTGTGTCATCTTCCTTATTGACTTTATCGTCTGATTGAGTCCTTGTTCTAGGTTTTGATGTTGTTGAACCTGAGCCTATTTTTCTTCCTCTAGTACGAATAGTTCTAGTTGGGACGGAAGGTACGTCTTTTTCTTTAGAATCACTAATTTTAGTATCATCATTTTTTGTTACATCAGTAGTATCCTCATCAATAGTAATTTTTTTTGCATCAAATTTAGTCTGCATGTCATCCTTAATCTTGTTGATAGCATCAACATCTTCTTTAGAGACTAGTTTTCCACCAACCTTTGTTACGGCAGTTCCATCAGGCTTAACTGTAATACCATACTGATACATCTTACCTGGAAATGCTTTTGCAACAGCAGCGTTAATTTCAACCAGACTTGGCCCAGTTGCTTCAGTTATTACATTCTCTGCTCCAATAACAGGCTCTACAACTTTTTTAACTGGAGCTGTTTTCTTTATTTTAGCCTGTTTTGCAGGAACTTTGCTGTCAACAGGTTTAGTACGGACTTGAACTCTTCTTAAGTCTCTTCCAGAAGCCTCACCTCCTGATTTCTCGTATTGTTCTCTAGTCTCAGTTTGAAATTCAGGTTGACCTACAACAACATTAGTATTAATGATTCTATTATCTATTATAAAATCTCTGTAACCAGGATAGTTCTCTTGGTCATTCCACATATTTAGATTAACCTGTCTTCTCTTGACATCTCTTAAGTAGTCAATTAGTTCTTGTTTTTTAGACTCTCTATTTCCTGGATTTACATGATTATTCCCATCTCCGAAATACAGATTAACACCACTCATGTATAATTGAGATGTTAATCCTTCAGTTTTAGGGCTAACATAAACAAACATGTTTATAATATCTTTTAGTATAGGATCACTATTCTTTTTCTTAAGTAATTCTACCTCTGGCCCTAATTGTTCTTCAACTCTTTTCTTTAAATCTGGGTCTAATAATGATAGAGGTGTTGATAATGTATATTTCTTTGGAGTTCCTTTCTCTTTTGATGTAGGAACTGCAATATCTACTAATAAATCAGCTAATACTTCAGCCTGTTCATTTGTATTCTTTAAGAAATTAAGTCTAACAGGAAATGGAGTCCCATCTGCTTTTCTTATAATTAAGAATAAACCACCACGATAAGGTTGAGGAGTTCCATCCTCATTCTCTCCAACAGATAATTGTTTATTTCTAAACTCTGCATTTCGAGTTTTCTTATCCATTTCTATTAAATTCCCGTCAAGATCTGAAAATACAATATGTGGTTCTTTCCCACTATCTTTTATTTGCTTAAGGTCTTTAATATTATTCTCTGCAACAGTACCAGATTCACTTGGCTGAAGTTGTAATTGTCCTCCAGAAGAGTTTGCAATTACAGTTTCAACTTTCTCACCTCTTGCTAACGCGTCAATTATATTTCTTCTCTCAGTGGCGTAATTCTCTTCGTATCTTTTCTTTTTAACAGCACTTCCTTCACCTGCAGAAGCATCTGGCAAGAATGTATTAATTTTATCACCATCACCAACAAATGCTTGTATTGGAAAATAGTCATATACACTTTGAGGTATTTCTCTTTTATTTTTTACAGCAGCATTAAAAGCACTTACAGCTTTAGCTGAAGGATGTTCAGGATTTCCTCTCCAAGATCCTCTTTTAGATAGTTCAAATCTTACAGGAACACCTTCTTTAGGTTGTCCGTTATGAATCCATTCTCTATAACCTGCGCTAGTTACACTATCTGCATCAAGTAATGCTATTGATTTACCAGTTCCAACTTTTACTTCATAAGCTTTATCTTGCTCTTGAGCAATCTCTTCTTCAAAATATCTTTCTTCATCTACATTTTCATCTTCAATAGCTTCTTGAACCGGAACATTAACCACACTATTTGGTGGATTTTTAGGATTTTTAGCTCTAGTTTTGGCATCTTGTTTTATTTCAGCTTCAGCCTTTTTGTTGATTTGTTTAGCTCTAGCTTCTGCTTCTTCTTTCTCGATGGCTTTCAGCCTTGAATCTATTTGATCTAATACTTTTTGCTTCTCACTTGATCTTGAATATCCAGCGACCTCACCTTTTTCAACTCTTTGCTTAAAAGTATTCAACATATCTTTATCAGTAGTTGAGTCAATCAAAGCTTTTGTTTGTTTATTTATTAGAGCTTGTTGAAATTCTTTGTCATTTAGTTTAGTAAGTTGAGCTTGATTCTCAGTTATTGCGTCATTATATTCTAATTGCTCAACATATCCATCAGCTATTTCAAACTGGACATCCTTATTATATACCTTAGCGGCTAATTCATCACCTTTTTTTTGGTCACGACTTTGCTCATCTTGAGGTTTACTTAATTCTTTAAACTCTTCTTTTAATCTTGAAAGGTTGTAATTGTGATTTTTAATAATATCACTTTTTGTCTTCTTAACATCCTTGTCTATTGTTTTTTCAAGAGCTGCAGTTTGTCTTTTTATAATTTCTTGAGTAGCAAGTATCCTAGACTCTACATCTTTCTTAGTTTTAAAGTTATCACTAGGCTTTCTAATACCGTCATATCTTATACTATCTATTCTTTCTTGCTGTTCTTTCTCAGATTGTTTTGATTTTTCAGAGTATTTTTTATTTTGATACTCAATAGCAGTCATTGCTTTGATAATATTATCTTGAACATTTCTGTTCTTAGCCTTATTGAGGTTTTTGAAATGAATTTCTTTTACCTCTTGTGCTATCTTTAATGCTCTGTTTGCATTTGACTTAGCTAATTCTGAGTTCCACTCATATCCATTGTCTTCTTCAAATTTAGTTTTTTCTTCAGAAGACATCTCTGGACCATCTTTGATAGAAGTCATTACCATCTCAAGATTGTCATTGTTTATACCGTCAAGAATCATTGATAGCATTATATCATCTTGAGCAGCTTCTATTTCTCTTTGAGTACCTAACTGGTCAGCTTTATTTTTTTCTATTTGAAGTGCAGCTAATACTTTGTTTCTATCTGCTAATGCAGAATTAAAATTCTCTGCTGCATTTGCTTCAAATTCTTTTCTATCTTTAGATTGAAATGCTTTATTTACTTTTGGCCCAATCATTTGAAATACAGAACCACCAAGACCACCAAATAACATAGATGTCTTAGCTTCATCAGAAGACATTACTTCTGATAACTGATTATTGTATTCTTCTTGAGAAATAAGACCTGCCTGTAAATCAGTTTTTAATTTAGCACGAGATGATATATAATGTTGATATCCTTCTTCAAACCCTTCTGATGCAAAAGTTCCTAAAGCTCCTGCTCCTTTTTTAACCCAACTAGGGACATCTAAAGAAGTTGTCATCTTTCTTGCAACTTCCATTTGTCTGGTAACTGGATTAAATACTTTTCCAATAGATAGGTATTGAACCATATCTTGAGCTAACATAGCCCAGCCATGTTTATAATTATCTGCAGCCCCTTCAGCAGCTAAAGCTTTTGCTTCTTCATCCGTGAAATACACCCCTGTCTTAGGGTTTATTTGCATCATTTTTTCATTATATATATCCTGAAATGTTCCTGAAGACTCCATTGAATTTTCAATATGTCTTGAAACAACAGCTTGACTGATACCCTCAGTCATCCAATTTGCTTTTATTCCCATTTGAGAAGCTACATCAAAAGCTTCTTTTGATATTTCTCTTCCTAATGATTTACCAACACTTTTACCAGCGCGTCCAGCAATTTTTGAAACCCCTCTTCCAATCATTCCTAATCCTTTAGTTGCCGCCATAGATGGAATCATCATTGAAAGAGTAGATGCAACAGATACAGAGTTTTTAAACCAATATCCCGGATCAGATAAATTCATTTCACCAGGAGTTTCTTCATATATTTGTGTAGCTTCTTGAGTCTTCTCTCTTATAGATTTACCTATATCTGAAAACCAGTTAGTAAATTCTTTTTCATTACCAGCAACTAAATTACCTATACCCTGCCAATCCATTAGATATCCTAAACCCTCAATAGTTCCTCCTACTATTTCTCCAACTACAGCTTGAGTAATAGCATTCCCTAATTGATCTTGCCAAGGTTGTAATGCAGCTCTCTTTTTATTAAGGCCACCTTCCTTATCAATTTCTTCTATTGTAGCAGTCTTATCCCATTGAGAATCTCCAAGACCTGTATTACCTACATCTCTTCTTTTTTCCCAAATAGCTTTTTTGCCAGGATCTCCAGGTAATACATCAGCAAACTCTTCTTCAGAAAATAACAGATCTGAAGGCTGTTCTACTATCTCAAGACTTGAGTCTAATAATTCATCTAATTCATCCATATTTATTCTTTTGAAAAGCCTGTTTTCTTATCTGCTATTTGATCGTAATACGAAGTAACTTGATTAATACTTCTTTGCATTTCTTCATCGTAAAAGAATTTGAATACTTTTGGTTCAATAGTAGTACCATCATCATTAACAGCAACTAGTGCTGTTGCTCCACTTTCAGTTGTAGCTCTTTTAAACTGCATTTTATCTAATTCATCTTTTGTGTATTCAGTTTTACTTCTTATAACTGCAGCTTCGTATCCTTTTGTTTGTGGATTAAGTTCAGTAATAACCATTTCATTTATAACGTCATTACTTACATTTGAACGCCTCTTAGTATTCATATAGTTTTTACCAGTCTTTATAGCTTCATTCATTTTAGATATACTTCCAAGCATATCTTTAGGTTTCCCGTCATTTTGCATATAAATAACTGGAGTAGAACCATCTTCTAATTCAATTTGAACTGCAAAAGCTCCTGGCATTTCAATATGTCCAGGTGCAAATCCAAGTACTCGTCCAGTTTTTCTTACTATTGCATTAAATTCTTGAGGCTTAAGATCTAATTGTTCTGCTATAACCTCTTTACTTCCTCCTTCATGTCCAGCAATCTTCATATATTTCGTAGCAAAAGTACCATTAGCATCTCCAGATCCTATTAATTCTTTACCAAGAGCAACAAAAGTGCTTGATGGATTTTGAGGCTTGATAATCATAGACATACTCTTTTCTGCATTTTTTGCTCCATTCATGTAAATATCATAAACCTCTTTATCAGTCCAAGGTCTTGAAGGCTCTACTACATTTCCAGCTTCATCCTTTACTTCAGGTTTAAAAGAATTCAATACAGGACTATTTTTTCTTAATTCATCTAATGATGCTTTTAATTCAGCTTGCTCTTTATTTAATTGTTGGTATGTTTTATTGTTCATATCATAAGACAGCAATTCTAAATTTTTATCTTTCCAAGAAATAGGTGATTTTTTAATTAATTCTCTTTCTTGAGCTATCTTTAATTCTCTTGCTTCATCATATTTTGGGCTTTGTTCAGGAAGCATGCCATTAACAAACCATTCATTAGTTTTTTCTTGAGATGGTAAATTAAATGTTTCATTCCAAACGCCTTCAGTATATGTAACATTCATTGTATCCCAAACATTTTCAGTATTAATCATTCCTTTGTTAGGATCAATTTTGTTTGATTGCATATTTGCAGGAAGTAAGTCAAATCTTCTACTTCTATCTTTTACTTGGAATACATTACCTGCTGATTGAGCTGCTTTTGCTATTTCTTCAGATGCGTTTGCAATACCAAGCCTATCAACTTCACTAGCATAAGCCATTAAATCTAAATCACTCTCAAGTGCTTGTTTTATAACTTTTTCAATATGCTCTGCAGGCAAATCTTTATAGACATAAGACTCGTCTCTGTAAAATCCATCCTTATCCATAGTAATACCTGTTGCATCTGCAATTTGCTGAGGTGTCATTTTATCAGCAATATCATAAGCTTTATTAAGTATATCAATATGAGCTGTTCCTATATAATCTTGATATTGACCACCAGATGCAACTCCTTGATAATTTGTAAGAGCCTCTTGTAATCCTAATTTTTTTTGTTCAGCAGTTAGATCCTTACGAGACATAATAGCTTTTTCATTTTCTTTGTACTGATTATACGCTGCGGCAGCTTGACCAGTTTTACCTGATAAGCTTAATTCATTAGTCTTTTTATTTCTTAGAGTTTTTACCTTATTAACAAGATTTCTGTCAACTCCTTGATTAAGTAATTGGTCAGTAAGTGAACTTGCCTCTTGTTTAAACGCGCCTATTTGTCCAGCAACATATTCTTTGTCTGGGCCTAGTGATTGAGACTCTAATGCTGCGAATTCATCTAATGCTAATTGTGCTTTATCCTCTTGCTCTTGTTTAGCTAGAGGAACCATAAGTATCTCATCAAGAGATAATGGTTTAAAAGATGATGTGCTTATATCTGGTGTTATTCCTGCCATTGCGTAAATATATTATTTTTTCTAATTACTTGCTAATTTTAAGCTTTCTTTTTTTTCTTAGAAGCTAAATGTTCCCCTCTTGATCCGTAAGATAATCCCATTAATTCAGGATATCTTTTAAACAACTCCTCTTTTCCTACTCCACCGAAGTCATCCCCTAGTTGAGAAAGTAATTTAGATTTGTTTGTTTGATAAGCTGCTTGTAATTGAAGATTAGTATCTGTTTCTTTATTTGATTGACCTAAGTTAGCTGAGTCAACTCCTAAATTAAATTCTTGAGCTTTTCTTTTTTCTTGTCTATTCTCAGCACCAGCTCCCATGTATGCTTGAGATAATACCTTACCTCCTTGAAGTTGAGAAGCTAATAAGTTTGCTCTAGCTGTTGAACCTGAACCACCTGAAGATCCTAATATAGCGTCTCTAGTATTTAATACAGATTCTTGAGCCATATTCTGTAATCCTCTTTCATCAACAAGTTGCTCATTATATCTATTACCTAATTTATCATAACCAACCTGTTCTGGTTTTTTAAGATTTGCAAGTTGAGCTATATTCATAGCCGCAGGTGCATATCTTAATAATTCTCCTGGATTAAATTTTGTTGCTGGTTTTTCATTAGTGTCTCTAGTAATTGATCCTTGCTCAATTGAATTAGCTACTTCAGCTCCTATTTCAGCATTTCTATAATCAGGCATTGTATTTGAAAAAGCATCAAGTTCTGCAATTTTATCATTTATTGCTTCAGCATCTAATGTAGCATCATCTACGCCTATTTTTGCAAATTTACCTTGATTAGAAGCTCTTCTCATTTCAGCAATTAAATTTTCAGTTTCAGCATAAGGATCTGTATTATGTTCTCCACCGTGAACAAACATATTAGCTAAGATATGTCCACCTGATTTATAATCATTAGTTGCTTTATTATGTAAGTTTTCATCATAAGCAACTGATGCTTTATTTGCTTCATTTTGAGCTTTCTTTCCTCCTACTAGCCCTGAAACACCACCAACTACGCCACCAATAGCAGCACCCCATGGTCCAAATGCCATACCTGCTTGCGCACCTTTCATTGCACCACTAGCTGCTGCTGCTCCTTGAGAAGGAACTGCTGGTGCAGCTTGTCTGCCACTAGTGTCAATTCCTGTTGGGCCAAATGCAGTTTTTGCTAAATCAATAGCTGTTGTTGCCGCACCTACATAGCCACCAGCTCCAGCACCTGCTGCTCCAGCTCCACTACCAAGTAAAGATCCAATACCACCTCCAGCAGCACCTCCAGCGCCTGCAGCAGCTCCACCTGCAGCTCCACCTGCAGCAGCAGCACCACCACCTAACATACTTGTTAAGCCACCAAGAAAGAATTGGTTGGACGCAGGTTCAGAGCCTGTCGGCTCTGCACCAAATCCAGCGTTGGCTGGATTTTTTGCCACCTGCTGTGGCTTTGTTCTTTTCTCTTGTTCAGCCTTAACAAACTCTTGAGCTTGTTGAAGTCTTCCTTGCAACTCATTTAATGTTTGCTCATCTTCTGGACTACTTCTGCCCTCAAACTTCTTAGCTATTAATGCGCTTGCCTCTGAAAAGGACTTTCCTTTCAAATACGATGGCAGGTTAAATTGTTTAATTATATCCATGATAATTTTATTATGCTAATTTATAATCATCAATACTACCACCAAGATTAGTATCTTCGTATGCAATAGTATTAAGTGCTTTTACTATATTTTCATCATTAAAAGCACGATAGAAGTTCTCCATACTTGCTCCTGATTTTTTCACTCTCTTTTTTAATTCCTCAACATCTATCTTTTCCCCTGGTTTTAATCCTATTTTATCTCTAAACTCGACAAAATTTCCATAAGCTTCATGTGGTCGACTTAAGTATCTTAATGCATCTGGATCCATATTCTTAAGGAGACTTCTTCCTTCTTGTTGAAATGCGCTACCTAGTGTATCAAGTAAATTTATTCCTTGAACAGCGTCAAATCCTGAAGCATGAACTCTTTCATGTGATTCAACATTTTTATCATCAGCATATTCATCACCAATAAATATTTTATGTTTATCTCTATCGTAAGATGCTTTTGAGTTTGAAACATTACCTCCTACTTGCTTAGATGCTAATAAGCCTCTTAATATCATATTGTCAATATCATAGTCAGTAAGATTTGTTTGACCTTTCATCATCTCTCTTGTTGCAGGATCGTTATATCTGTTTAAAAAAGCTTTAGATCCTTCATCTTTTACTGCTAATTCAAAATTAACAGAATCATCATTTTCATCAAACATCACTGGAGGACGACTACCAACATAATTTTTTCTTATATCTTCAATTTCAATATCCATTCCTGTCTTATGAAACCTAGATTGTGTCTTTGTAAATTTAAGTGGATATTTTGAAGATTCATCTAAAACTGACCCAGCAACTCCTTTTGATAACATACTAGGTATTACAGGCTCTTCTTTATTTTTCTTATTATCTTTGTCAGCATCTAAATCACCTCCATCTTCAAATGAATTAATAAAGTCTTTACCTTTTTCGTATAAATCTTTCTTTATTTTACTGAATTTTTCTGTAACTTTCTTGATTGATCCGTAATCAATATCTAATGCGTCAATAGGATTTAATACATTATTTAATACATCCATAAATCCAACATCATCAGGATTATCATTCATATTGAATTCACCTATAAGTTTTGGTGTTGAATCGAGTCTTTCTTCACTTGCCTCACCTGCAGCACTTCTTATTCTTGCATAAGCACCTCCCCTGTTTGGTGTCTTATTGAAATCATAAGTGTCATATATTTTTACATTACCAGTCTCTGGGTCAACATCATATGAAACTCTACCATAAGTTGTAGCAGCTTCTAATTCTGGAGACAATGCACTACCTAATAACATGTCTTCAGCGTTCATTCTTAATGAATTAACATCCCTTTCTACTGCACTACTGTAATCTCTATACTCAGTACCGCCTTTATTGTTTCCAGTTCTTTTTACCGCATTCCTTACGCTTCTGTATAGATGTTTATTAGCCTTATCTCCACCGTCAGCTGTAGTATATTTACTATCTTTAGTAACCATAGATGCAACTAATTGAGCTGCATTTTGTGGAATAGGCAATACATCTCTTATAAATTTTGTAGCAATATTAGAACCGCCAACTTCTTTCTTGTCTTTATCTATATTGCCGCCTTTTTCAAATATATTCATTGAATTACCGTCCTTACCAGTATAGGTGCCATCTAACGAAAAAGAATTAGAAAAGATGTAATCATTCCACTTTGTTTCTCCTTCTTCAACGAGATTAATTTTACCATTATTTCCTACTCCTTGTGGAATACCACCGAGAGAATTCTCTTCGTGAGTTCCTCCATTTTCAAATAGAGTGACTAATTCGTTTGCACCACCTACCTGACCACTCATTTGACCACCTTCCTTAAATTCATTATTTCTGAACTCTAATGAAAATGCATCAGAAGATAATTGAGGTGTATCTAATTCTTGAGATTGAGGTTTATTTGTTGTTGATAAATCTAAGAAATCTAGACTAGTTTTATTTAATTCTTTTGGCTCTTGACTTGCTACAGCAGTATTATCCACCGCTACTTTTCTTAATTCTTTTTCTGAGTCACTATTTTTTAAAGCAACTCTTTCTCCATTTTCAGTAGAATATTGATTTAAATGCTTTCTAAATTTTGATAAGTAATCATCAGTCCTCATGTTCAATGCTCCAGGTACGACAAAATTTTCAGGGTCTTTAAGAAATTTTCTAGCATTACCTGCACCTACAAAATGTATTAATGCCGTTAAATCTGTTACATCGTAATCAGACCCGAATTCATTCTTAAGCTTTTTTGCGTATTCTACACCGTAAGTATAGCCTGCTAGTTTTCCTTCAAGAGCCTTATCCATTATTCTTTCCTGAAGTTCAGGATTATTCATAAAGTCTCTCTTTGTAATACCACTCATTTCCGGGTCATTCTTTATTGAATCATAAAGAAAATGATACTTACCTGCTGCTGAGGAATAATGCTTACCAGTTTTAGGATTAATCCCAGTCTCTAAATATTTTCCACCAGAAGACTCAATCATTGCTATTGCATGCTTGTAAGCTTCTTTGTTGAATTTATTAGGATCTCTTTTTGTATCCTTTCCGTAAGTTTCTAACCCCATGGTTTTATAGGTTGATGTTTAATTGTTGCTAAATACGACATATTGCCATATCCAAGTTTTAATGTCCTCCATCCTTTCCATATTCTAATACCGAATATTTTGTATTCTACTATTTTGCAATGACTATATCTAAACATTAAATCTTTTTTGCCAGTTGGTCTAAACCACATCATCCCTTCTCCAAGAATAGATGTATAGTATGATATAGTGTCACCACCATTAACTTGCCAAGGATCTAAATCTGGGCTTAATGGAACATATTTTAATCCAGCATCAATTATCCATATACCATCTTGAGGTAGAAGTGTTTTACTTCCGTCCTCATTAAATTTAAAATAATTATCAGTTACTATCTTGACAACTTCAATATTATTGTTACCTACTTCAGCAGGTGTAGAATTAACCAGGAATTTGCTTCTTCTAAGGTTCCATACAGAATTCCTGTTATGCCAGTTATAAGCAATACGAAATGTCTCTTTTGTTCCTCCTTTTAGTTTGATATATGCCGCATAGTCTGGAGCATAAGACCCATTTTCTAGGATTCTTTCATCATCCATCCACCACCAAAACCAACTTTTTTTTCCTTTGTGTCTAAATACCCAAGCTAATGGGAATATAGCCCAGGCCGTGATAATACCAAAAGCTCCAACTAAGGAGCCTTTGATCCAATGCCTAATTGAGGCTTTTTGTTCTTTGTTATAACGCATCTTACAAATATAGGTAAAGTAACATTATTTGTCAATATTATGTATCACACACATTTAGTGTTGTGTATAAAATATTGTTATGTCATGTAAAATTAATTTTTTGCCATCAGTGTTGTTAAATTGGAATTCAGCAAAGCCCCAAGCACTACGAACTCTTTCTCTTGTATTCCTTTGTCTAGGGAAGTTTATCTTCCAGTTTCTAAACTTTTTAAATACATTCTGTCTTAACACAAGTGGTACTAATCCAGAATCTTGATAATCATTATACACTCTAACACCAGTCAATCCTTCTAATGGTAGTTCAACACCATTCTTTGTCATTTCTAACTTATAAGATGCGCCATTAAGAATTATCTCATTTCCTTGTGGAGCAATATGTAGTGTAATAGAACTAGGATATGAAGTTCCATAAAAACTATTTGGATTTCCTTTAAAGTGTTCCCAAACAGATGTATTTGCTGGATTTGTTGATATAAGTACAGATCCCTTATTTATGTACCAAGCAGGAACATAATCATAATAAGATACAAATGCACTTATTTTCTCATTAAACGACAATGTAAACTTATCATTTGACTGAACGAATGAAAAGTAAACGTCTGAGTTTACAGGATTGTATCCTAACGATACACCATTATTTAATACAGGATTGTCTTGAACTAGTGATTCATAATCCATTCTGTTTAAAAGTTCATGGTGGAATCCCTGAGCATCTGACAATCTTCCAACCTTAGCCCCATCAAATACCATTATACCTCTGTTTATAAGATCTATGAAGTAAAATGCATTCTCTGAAGTTACAACACCCCATTTATTCAAACATCCAATTGTTGTGCTTTTGTATGTATAGTCATGTAATATTCCACCTGTTCCAAGCTCAAGAGAAACTCCATCATTTCCAGGAACTTGTACTCTAGGATTAACAGCAATATGAGCTACAGCTGTATCTTGCAAGCAAAATATTTCATCTTTAAGATTTACAACAGCGTTAATTGGCCCGTATTTTCCATCAAGATCCATTGTCTCATTCTCTAAGAAATCAGTCCAAGAGTCTATAAATTCTCCAGGTATTTTTTCTTTTGAAGCCATTAATCTTCCGTCAAATTCCTGAATCTTCTTAACCTTAGACCCTAGCCCAACAGATTTAAGTAATGTTGGTTGTTGAGAATAAACTCTATTATATTCTTGATATTCTTCATATCTAGGTTGCCATCTATTGTCCCAGTCTCCTAATGAAAGGTCGTTTCTATTTTTTAAATCTACACTAGTCTCTACTCTTATTGATACTATTTCAGCAAGTAGATTGACATCCACACTTTGTATTTCAGTGTTGTCTTTTACTAATTTTGTAAATGTAAATGTATTTACAAATGTATCTCCGGGTGAATCCACAAATACAGATGTTGTATCAATATTTGTAAATAAACCTATCTCAATGTAACTTGAGTTTGATTTTGACTCATAAGACATACCTCCATAAATACCACCAATGTATGGTGTATTTTTATCTTTAACAAACTCTGCTATCAATACACCATCATTTTGACCTGGCGCAGCTAACTGATGAATTTGCTCTATACTTTTTCGAGAAGCTATTGGTGCTGTTTGTAAATCATCTCCTTCAGCAAATGTTATACATTTTGCTCCAATTGTATTGCAACCACTTATTCTTTGTTCTGCATCTGTATTTACATCTTTAGACTCTACCCAATTATCCATACGCATTGTCTTAAGATTATTTGAGTATCTTAATTTAGCGTCATTATTATATCGTGTAAAATCAGCTCCTTCTTGAGTAAGCTCTGGAGTTCCATATATTTCAAAGATTTTTTGTCCAGTTGAAGAATGAAAGGTTCCATTAAACTCTCTATAAACTTGATGTCTAGCATGATGATTCTTATTATTAACAGGGCCAAAAAAACCATTATCCGATAAATAATTAGCGTTATTTATCATTGGTTGAGGAGTAACTCCTGGCGTCAATCCAGTTATACCATTTAAGAATTTTGCCGCAACACTATTTACTGAATTTACAGGATTTGTTTCTGTTGACCAACAAGCTACATAACTTTGTCTTATTAATCCAACTATGTTTAATTTATAACTTGCATCAATTGGGTTTTCTCTAAATAACACTTCAGGACTATAAAACTGCATAAGTCTATTGTGCTGGAAATTTTGCGCTCTCCAATCTTTAGGATCAGCAGCTTTAAATCCTTCATAATTCTTACCTTCTCCTAACTCAGGAAAACTTGAATTATTTTCACTATCCCAAGCTAAGCAATGGTAATCTTTACATTTTACAAATGGAACTATAGTTTGAAACATTCTAGTCATTGATGGAATTATATCTGGCTTAACTGATTTCTCATGGTTTACAGCATCAACCCTATCAGCTCTTGTTGCATACTTGGTTGTATGAACAAAATTTGCTACCATAGGATTTATGAATCCTTGAGCAAATATTGTTTGATCCACTAATGTTCTATCAGCTCTTAATATCTTGTACCCAACAGGTTTGTCATCTTCAGATAAAAAATTACTTGAAGTATTAAGCCATGCATAAAATTCAGATGTTAATGTAACGCGTAATTGATTATAGTTACCAGACACATTTCCTTCTGGAGCTTTTAAGTCCATTATCCATTTAGGATCTGATGTTTGTCCTCTTCTGTTGTAAAATTTAATACCTAATCTATATATTTCTCTATCTTTGAAAAATTGTAATTCCTCAGCAATATCATCAGATAATTGTGATTGAACTATTTCTACATTTACATATTTTCCACTAGCACCATAAGTAGATCCATTTAATTGATACTTATAAGTATCGTAATTTTTGTTTATAGAATCATGGTTTGGAGGAACAATAAAATCAGGAGATGTTACTGTTGTTGTAGTTCCGGTTACATTTCCACTAGAATTAACATAAGCTCCATTTAATATTTGACATAAACCACCAGCATTAAATGAATAAGCCCTCATATCAAGGTCTATCAAGAAATTACTTTCTGTTATATTAACAGGAAATAATCTATTATCTTTTGTTACTATGTGTTGTGGAACTATCGGATTAGAACCAAGAAATATAAATGATTCTAATGAAATTTTCTCTTGACTAGTCCCATCATCTGTAATACTCATAGATACATAGTCATCTATCTGTTGATCTGTTACAATTGATATTTCAGGATTTTCATTAAGAGATGTGTATTTTATAGAATACAGCTTAATATTAGTAAATTTAGGGTCTATATTTGGTATTGAAATCTGAACTGATTTACCAAGAACTTCATTCACTGCTCCTCCACCGAGTCCATCACCCTTGTCTATTGGAACCAATTCAGATACAGGAGATACAGTAGTTTGCGCTCCATTAAGTATGTAAAGACCATAAGCGTATTGAACCATGCCAGACGTATGACTTCCACCAGCAATCACTCCATCTATAACTGGTTGCGATAATACAAATGTACTTACAGTATCAATTGAACTTGCACTTAAGTCAATAAGATTGTCCCTATCTCCATTTACTGTACTTTGGCGTATGTTGAAGAATCTTAATTGATGTTTGCCATCAACAAAATATATTTTTTGTATAATTGAGTTTTCGTAATTAAATAAAACCTGAACTAGGTTATTTTTTGACAAACCTAAATTATTCATGTATAGCAACTCTAAATCAAATGAACCATTATTTAGGTTTTTCAGTTCCCAGAAACAATCAAATCCAGCATCATCAGTTGTTATTATTAATGCAGAATCTCTAAGTTCTTTTGTTCCTATGATTATCTGTTGTCCAGATGTATTGAATGAAGCTCCATTCCAATATGTTGATTCAAGCTCACAACCAGGAACACTAGATTCTTTTCTATTGTATTTCAAAGATCTTGCTGTTGTTCCAACCGTGTAGTCAATAGTAGTTGTTGTGCTGTTTATCGAAGGAGTAGGGATAGTGAACACTAGTTCATTGCCTACCTCATTTGTTACAGCAAATGAACTTTTTTGATCTGTTGCTAATATGCGTATATTTTTCGCGTCAAAATACTTGTCAGACTGTAAATCTGCAGACAAGTCTTTGGACATACCAGAGTAATTAACTTCATGTTTTTTTATCATTACTGTATCCTCATTTGTTCCTGAGCGCCTAAGAATTCAAATCTTCTTTTAAATTCTGTTGTACTAGGAAGTATTTGTGTAATCATGTTTGTTAAAGTCTCCATTTCATCTTGAGATGGCATCTTTAATCTTGAGTCTGCTTGACCAACATTGAACATATAATCAACCTCAGCTTTGTTTAATTTTCTATCTGATATCATATCCATGTCATTCATTATGTCATACCATTTCCATTTGATGTAAGACTCAATACATCTTAACAGTGTTTCATCATCTAATACAAGAGGATAGCATTCTTCATCTACAGCTATTGCTTTGTATATTATATCAATAGTGCCTGTCTCAAAATTAACACTTACATACTTACTGTTTAGTGAATAAGTGTAATCCCTTCTGCTAGGGGTAGAACCCCCAGCATGAAAGAATTCCTGAGATATATCTTCACTTGAAGATAATGCTATTGGACGACCAGTATCTGTTCTAGATATACCGTCTATTTTTATCATATCAATAGGCTTAAGTGTACGGAAATTAACAACATTTAACCTCTCTCTTTTTATTACATAGATAGAAGGCGCATCAAGTATTCTTAATACTTGAATTGCATTGTCAACAATAAACTCATAGTTTAAATCCTTCATTATAGGATTTCTCATCAACCTATCAGCTACCATTTTAATACTAACTAAATTCCCTGTACTTGCCATAATTTTTTATCTTAAAAAGGCATCAATCTTTCCTGCAAATATTGCCTGAGATAATTGACGCTTTAATTGTCTATTGAAACGAATTTTATAAATGCTCTTATTTTTGTAATTAGCTTTAGATCTTCTGTAAAAAATCCTGAAGGTGTGTCCCTCAGTATGTTCATTAGTATATCTTATTTTTGTTTTTTTCCGTCTAGCACTTTCACTTTTAGCCCAAAGTTCCCTTGAGGCTTTCCAATTGATAGGAAGGTTATTTATTATGTTCCCATCATTATCTATCTTGACTTCCTTTTTTACTTTTCTTAATTCAATTTTACCGGTTCGGCATGGCATAAAATATTCAGCTCCTTTGGTTGAAATCCTGTCCCTAACAAAGCCATTAAACTCTCTCATTATTTTACCGAACAAAACTCTAGATATTTCCGTATGGCCAGTGGTTTTTATGAAATGATTATAATAATCACCACTACCAAAATCTGCTGTTATACGATGAATTCTTTTATCTTCTTCCATCAGCAGCGTCATTATCTTTATCTACGGGAATAGCCATAGCTCTTATCATGTCTTTTACAACTAAATCAACAACTGTATCAGCCATTGCTGATTCAATTGGATAATCAACATCCCAAGCTTCTTTAGTTGAATCTACTCCACAAACTAGTTCTCTTGCAACATCTGGAGACTCAAAAACATCAGTTACTTTTATTTGTTTAAGAAACCTATGCTTATTATCTTTTGATATCAAGAATAATTTTCCATTGAAATCAATGGAACAATACGTTAAGTGTTGTGTGAATTTATTTTCAAACAAGAAAGGTAATCTTTCTAAAGCAACTGGATTTATAGCCAGTGCAGTGCCATCATATAATCTAACATTTAATGGGCCTTCTTTTCCTTTTATTCTAATTGATCTAGGAATAGTAACTGTAGATGCTAATATTTTACCAGCGCAAGAATAGCCGTCAACTTTGTCAATTAACTCCAATGGAACACAAAGCTCTTGCTTTACTTCTCTTGGTAGGTACCATCCATTTGTTGCGTACTGTTGTTTTAACAACATTGCTCTCTTTGTGTCTATAAGACTTGAAACCAAATCCTCACTGACATTGGTATCATCAGTAAGGATGTTCAACTTCTCAAAAACTGTATAGATTATTTCTCTCTTGGTCATTGTGTTTATTGTTAATATCTTTTTCCTCCAAACCAAAAGTGGCCAAGTGGATCAACTTGTATTTGAGTGACATTACTCCTTCCAGAATCATCAACCATATTTATAGCAAATCCATTTGCCCATTGTGATTTCATTGGTCTAGTAGCGTAATTAAAAGCTCTAGCATTAAAGTCTGCACAAGCTCCAATATTATATCCAGACATTTGCCCTTCTTGATAATGCTGTATTCTATGTGTATGAACATAAGCACAACTTCTTCTTAGTTTATCCAAGTGAGCTTTAGCATTGTGAACGTTAAAATATATCCCGTGAAATATATCGAAATCATTACCTATTGTAATAAAGTCATCTTTCCAACTTGTCTTAACATTATATCCTCTTTGCCATAATCTTAATCCTTCTTCTGGAGATATAAGTGGAGTTTTTGCATTATCCATTACACTCATCCATCTGTTATACCTATCCTCATGGTTTCCATACAAGTATGTCTTCCAACAATCTTTAGGTAATACGTGGTCAAAATCGTAAAGTAAATCACTACCAATTTGGTACTCATCATTTAGAGTTAATCCAGGTACTGCAGTAAATCTACCTTTATCGTGACTTGATAAAGGATTCAAATCTAAGAAATCACCTAATAAATGAAAACCTTTTATTTTATCCTTATGGTCTTTTATTAATTCAATTATCCCTCTATGTAATTGCTTATGATGAAATGGAACATGGTTACATCCTAGTAATATGTGCATTCCAACTTGATCTTTAATTTCAGGAACGTGAAAGCCTTTAACAGCTTGTTTTCTTTGTAGAATTGAATCTACTTTATCTTCTTCTGAAATAGGCACTTCTAAGCCTTTTAATCCTAGTTGCTTGGCTATCTCATTAAATTTCTCTAAAAGTTCAGGAGTGACTTTGATTTTAGGCTCAACTATCTTTATTTCCTTTCCTTTTACTTCTTCGTTTAAAAGATTTTTAAATTCTTTTTTTACTTCCTTTTTTGCAACCTTGATTGCATTTAAATCTAATTTTTGATTATACAGTCCATAAAGGATTGTTTGAATTTTTAAGTTCCCACATTTTAAATATCCAGGGCGTTTTCTTAAAAATTCTTTTACAATTTCTAAATCTCTCATTAAGTCTTTTTAAAGTTAAAAATATATCTCAAAAGCAAATATAATGAAAATATAAATACTAGTCAAGTATTTCTATCACTATTTTTTGATACACTAGCAAAAAAGTTGCGAGTGAAAATGCGTAATCACCTCAGTATCAATCAACGTGCCTCCTTGAGAATCGTATAAATTAATAGTTAGCGTTGATGTTTGAGTGTTTAAAGTTGCATTTGGAGATATATATCCATGAAATTCAACAATCCATTCTGTTTCTGTAGGATTAATTGATTCTTCATAAACAAAAGGCCCTGTTGGACTTGTCTTAAATATTGTCATTTCAGGTTGAGCCGATGCAACAAATTCAATCCATGCAGTTACACTAACCTTAGCTCCAATAAAATATCTTTTAAAACAGTTTGTGTTTGTAAGTTCTGAAGAACTAACTCTTCCTAATGTATATTCATTAGGTTTTCTCAATATAGTTATACCTATTTGTCCCATATTATGTAGAGTGTTGTCCAGAACCTGAATCTGCTACTGAAAAAGTAAACGACAGGGACTGTAATGTTTCTATTAATAAATTTGGCTCATATACTAAATATCCTGCAGCAATTTCTGATACTGTCATCTCTTGATTAACAAGAACATTTACACCATTAAACTTTAATAATCCATTTGCAGGTAAAGTAAGTATTTTTATTTTTGACGCAGGATCTCCTTCAGGGTCATTATATGCTGGTGTAGTACCAGTGGTGAAATCTGCAACTGTGAATACTTTAGTGTCTCCATGGTTTAATACAAATGCATTATCACCTACAACGTCTGGAGGTAAATTTACTGCTACAGCAACAACCATATTAATAAGTCCAGAGCTTAATCCACTTAATGAATTAGATCCTGCATCTGCAACGTCAAATTGAAATGAAAAACTTCCAGATCCATTTGAAATATATGTAAAGTTGTTTGTTGTAATATTAGCTACAGTAATTATTTGATTAAGTGTAACATCAACTCCATTGACCTGCAATGTCCCAGTTGAAGGCAATGATAATATCTTTATAAAAGATAGAGCATCATCTTCAGGGTCTGAATACACTGGTGTTGTTTCAGTCGTAAAATTTGCTACTGTAAAAGTATAAGTAGCTCCGAAAGCTATATTTATCGTATTAGCTCCAATTTGAGTGGGCCTCCCATTTTGAAGCCCACTATTGGTTATTGTGTATAACATATATGTTCATTATTTTTATTTGTTCAGTGACACTGAACAATAGTTATTATTGAACCCAAATCATTGATCCAGTATCTCGAACACTCGCATTAAAGGAGTCAGTTGTAATTCCATTTGCATCTGCTGCTATATGGTAGAACGCTCCATCTGCTAATTCTGACGCTGTAATTACTTGCCCCTCTATTACTGGAGATCCAAGATAATAATACACACCAGTATTTGCTGTTGATACCTCGTCTATTCTTATTGCGTCCAAATCATTTGCTTCTGGATCAAAATAAGGTGCTATTGTTTGAGTTGTAAAGTCTGCTACTGTAAATATTGTAACAGCTCTGTTACCTGCATATTGCGCTCTATCTCCCACTGTTGCTGGTTCATTTGATTGTACTAAAGCAGTTACAGTTATAGTCATTACCGCAGTATTAGATTCTAATGGTAATTGTGTATCTGTATCAAATACAGCCCAAGAGAATGTATCTCCATAACCACCTGTACCACTTCTAGTGTATGTTAATAATGTAGGGTTAGCATATAAAGTATCCACAACTGCATTTATTCCATTATACTTAAGAGTACCTGTTGCAGGAAGAGTTTTTATTACAAAATTCCCTGCAGGAGTAAGTTCAGTATCAGTATATCCATTATAGATATTTACCGTCGTAAATGTATAAACTGAAGTTGTGTCATCTAATGTAACGCTAGTTCCTGTTATTGTTGGAGGATTGTTTTCTCCTTGACCTATAATTATGATAGGCACTGTTATAGAGCTGTCAACATAAGCCTGTACTGCGTTTATCTCAAGACATATATGAGGACTTGTTCTTTGTAATTCAGCAACCATAACATCTAATCTTTTAAGGACAGAGTATTGTGTAGAATAACAAGCGTACTTATATATTAGCTTCAGAAGATTAACCTGGCTTAAATCAACATCACCATACATTTCAAGTTTTTTTGAAATGCTGTTTACTGCCGACACAAATATTCTTGCATTTTTATCTTCCATTATACAACTGTTAATTGGCAGTCAATAACTCCAACAGAAACTATGTTACCTGCAGTTGAAACTACTGGCTCTATATTTTTACATGAGTCACAATCAGATGTCTCAACTGTTATTATTAACTTGCTTAAGTTAGATATAGCATCCTGGTATCTTCCCAGAATAAGTGAATTTTTTGTTGCTTCAAGATACAAGTCAAATAACAATGCATTTTGAAAATTAGTATTACAATTCAAACATGATAAATCAACATTTGCTATCAGTTTTGCTTGAATTATATAGTATTGTGTTAAATTTACAGTGGCCACAACAGCAGCTTCAGGCTCACTAGTTGTTATCTGTAAAAAGTATATCCCAGAAAAGGAAGTGACACCAGCATCAGACGCTGTAATTGTGATACTTTCTACTTCGCTTGTTCCAGCAAGTAATGCTGATAAATCAACCGAACTAGATGGGTCTTTATAAGTTTCATCAGTCCATAGCAATAATTGTGTAACAGTCTGTCCGATAGTTACGTTAACGTCTAAATCTATCGTCAATAGATTATTTGCTACTAAAAATTTTGTTACATTTATAGCCATTGCTTTTTTTGTAATTTTTAAGTTAATAAAAAAGGGACTGGGAAATAAGATTCTCCAGTCCCTTTGCTTCTAAATTATATAGACTACTATACTGCTTTAATAACAGCTACAGTTCCTGCGCCTAATATAGTGTTTAAATCTCCAATAACGCCATTAACATTAGCATTTGGTACTGCTGCAGTTGGAAGAGCAATTGTTAAAGATTTTTTAGACTTTTTAGCCTCATCTCTTCCTTCATCGAAATAAGAGATTTCTATAATGTCATAAGTTCCATCTTTAGTTGCAGCTAAACCTGGGCCAACAATGTTGTGAGGATATCCAGACTCTCTGTAAGTATCGCCTCTTTCTCCTAATAAGAAGAATTCCATTTCCATAACTTGGTATCCAGTTCCAACACCAGCACTGAATGCTTGAGTTACTGTTACAACTGGGTAAGTAACACAAGAGATATCAACAGAGAAATCATCATAAACTTTGATTTTTTTGTTTCCATCAAATCCATTAGCATCTAATTTACCAGTTACCACTAAAGCAGCACTTGCTCCAGTTCCTGTTTTTGTGAAAGTAAAACTACGGTTAGCTGTTGCAGTTGCTCCAACTTCACGAGAGAAATTACGATTTAATGACGCAATAAGTCCATCAACGATAGCTTCTTGATCGTCACCAGCAGAAGCTTTGTAGTATCCTTGTTTAAGGTAAGTATCTTCTGGAGACAAAGAACCATGTCCTTGAATCTCAATATTTACAGTGTAAAGACTGTTAGTATCCACAGTTAAAGCAGAAATAGTAACTGCTTTTGGAGTTGCGGCAGTATAAGCTACAGAATGAACATCTAATACATTACCAGGTTTGATGGTATCACTAGAGGTAATGTTTCCTAGTGCATCCTTTACGTAAAGTTTAAAAGCTTTTCCAGCAGCAACAGCAGCTCCATCGGCTCCTAAAAGAACCATATCGTTTGCTACTCCTGCAGATTTCAAAGTTGCTAAATTTGTTACTGTTGCAGCAGGTGCATTACCTACGTACATGTGTCTAACTTGGTTTTGACCAGCTAATCCCATAATAAAATTGTTTTTTAATTAAAATAAATTTTTAGATACTTTATCTGTTTTCAAATGTAAGGATAAAGTATCTAAAATCCTAACATTTATTATTTTTTTTTTTTTAAACCCTAGAATCAAGCGTCATTCTTGCTTGTAATGTTCCGTCTCTATAATCTAAGACTGCATTCTCTACGGCTATATTAATTATATCTCTATGCGCTAATTCTGCTAATTTACATGTAGCTTGAGCTGTTTTACCTTGAATTGATAATCCAAGTCCTGCTACATCACTTGTCAATGTAAGATCTCCAACTATAATTGGAGAAGGATACGCAATGTACCTTAAATTATATCGTGAAAGATTCTCTTCTGAGACTATTTCCACGGTAGTTTTTGAATTCTGTTTAGAAAGATCCACTCGCCAAGCTTTATTTTTATTAGGCTTCCTAAATGGGTTTCTATAACTTATCATGAACTCATCATGTGTAGTTGGGATAACCGGAATTACTTTCCCGTGTATTGCCAGATTAGTCGGATTGTTTATTGTTGCAGTCTCTAATACAATATACATTGCAGTAGTACTGATTTCAAAAAACTTAGATTCACTCACAAGCCCTCTAGTTGAGCTGACTTGTGAGGTTATCTTTTCATCCTTTACTAATTCGTTAAGTACCCTTCTTGCTTTCTCATTAAGTTCAAAAGAAGAAGTTGGATCCTTGGTGGCATCATACATGTTCTTAACATATTGCTCTTGAGCAATCGTAAGATACGAACTAATTTCAAATGTATCTAATCCTGGCGCTCCTTCAAGAGCGTTATTGTATCTTAGATTAAACTCTTCTTTTAGTTCTGATGCAGTCATTATCCTACTTTAAATTATGTTTAAGCTTTGCTTCTAGTGCTAATCTCATTTCCTGACCCAAGTTTGATGCTAAATATTCAGCAGCTACTTGTAAATATGGTGCATCACCATCAGAAATAGGTTCATCATCTAAAGTGTAAAACTTTTTATCTACTTTATTTACTGCTCCAAATTCATAACAAGTCTCTAATAACACTTTAGTTTTTAAATACTCATCACCCATTATAGAACATAGTAAGCTTGGATTCTTTTCAAGCTCTTTATGTAATTCAGATTGCAAGAAGTCAAGTTTGTGAGATCTGTTTGTATTTCTACCTAAGTTTCTCAAAGCGTATCTTAATACTTCTTTGTCATCCTCATACTTAACATACAACTTGTATGCTTGTACTTTGTTACCAACTTTATCAATTTCTTTGGCCATTTCCTCAGAAGATGAAGTTAGTACCCATCTATTTGTGGCTCTATGTTTGATTTCATCAAGACTATTTGCCACGATAGGACAAGCCATCAATACCTTAATTTTAATGTAGTCGTAAGGATCTGACATATCTAGCCTTAATTCATCCTTACCAAGATAGATAGGAAGAATGCCCATTTCATAAGCTCCTCCACTTTCTTTCCAGAACGGGCCGTATATTGATAAGTCAACACCTCTTAAGATGCTTTCTAATCCAGCCTTCTCTACATTAGTTAAAAGATTTTTCATCTTTCCATTGTCCATTGTTGGTGCTGGTATTGCAACTTCTGCTCCATTCAGCAACCCACCATAGGCAACGTGTTTTATATCTTTAATCCCGTTTCTTTCGTTAGGGATATACTTTACTGACACAATTTTGTCAACTAAGAAGTCAGTACGAACTACTTCTTTTTTTTCTTCTAGCACAACATCTTGTGCTACATTTTTTTTAGCTACTGCCATTTTTAAACTATTTTTAATGATTCTTCCTTCCTTATCTTCGGGGGTTTTATGAAGAACTCCCCAAAACTTTATTTTTAAAATACTTACCCTCGTCGAACAAACGAGGGTAAATAAGTCACTATATTACGCTAATACGTAAGGGATAATTGATGCAGTACGAGATGGGTCATAAACCACTACTCCTAATTGACACCATTTGGTGATAGTACCACTATCTTCCAAAGTTCCCATATTCTCATTGTTGATAGCACCTGTGAAAGGATTTCTGAAACCATATTGGTATCCACGAATCTCTTCAGCACCTTTAACTTGCACTTTTTGTATGTTTGGCTCTTCTGGAGTTCCAACATAGAAAATATCAAATCTGTAAGACTCAGCAACACCACTAGATCCAGGGATTTTGATAGTGTTACGGATTTTGTCATCATAGAAGTCATCAACTTCTAATTTAACAGTTACTCCGTTTGGAGCCATATACTCTGTAAACTGGAATCCAGCAGCCATTGCATTTGAATGCAATTCAGAGTTAGTGTTCTTAATTGTAGCTGGGTTAGTTCCAGGAGTTGACACATTTGCAGACCAACCTGAAGTTGTAGATAATACAGCTTTGTGGAACTCAGCAGCTCCTCTTTCACCTGTACGCAAGATAAATACTCGGTTGTTGAAACCTAATTTACCTTCTGACAATCCGAAAAGGATTTCTTCTAATAGCTCAATAGAGAACTCATTGTAGAAGTAAGTGTTAGACTGCTCCATTTGCTCACGGATACCAGAACCAATTTTAATGCTTCGTCCAGAAACATCTTTGTTGTGGTATTGACCATCAGCAGTACGGTTAGTTTTACCATACATTAAGAACTTGTTTTTGTAAAGAGAAAATTCTTGCTCTACTAACCAGTCTTCGTATAATGCTAAAGCACCAAATACTTTTTTGTTACCATCTTTATCGACAACAGGAATACCCATTACAACTTTCTTGTTGGTAGCATCACCAGGTAATTTGTGGTCGATACGAATAGTAGTCAACTCACCTCTCATAGAAACTGGAGTTACTCTACGAACACCACCAACTTCTCTAGAAAGACCTTTACCTACAGGAGCAAACTCTTCACTGAATCTTTTTCCAGCTACTAATTCAGAACCAGGAATACCTGATCTATCTGAACCTGCAATCTCTGCAGTGTGAACCCACTGAGATCCTGATGGATAACCATCATCCAATAATCTAATTGGATATACTTCATTTTTCTCACCTACGATGATTTCGCCTTTGAAGAACCATTGCTCACCAAAAGTTACTTGAAATTCTTGACCACCTTCACCGATGTTATTGTCACTACCTGTAACAGTTGAACCTTTGAAAGAAGCTTCCACTAAAGGAATGTTTCTGCGCGAACTACCAATAAGTTCCCAATAGAACTCATTATCGTTGTCCACCATTTTTGTCTCAAATTTAGCCAACATATTCTCCAAAGATTTACCTCTGTTGATGGCTAACAATTTGATCATAGCATCATTAATCTTTGTTGGAGATGTCTTCCAGATAGCACCTAGAGTGTTCTCAGGATTAATCATACCAGCAAAGGCTTTTGCGTCAGTTACTTGGAACCTACCTAATTGCATAATTTTTAATTGTTTTGTGTGTCCTTTTTACTGACACAAAGTTAATAAAGTTGTTATTCTATTTCAAAATCCTTGAGATCTGACAACTTAAAATTAGAGTTGGTATCTTGACTACTTGTGTCAACAGTTCCAGACTCTGTAAAGTTAGCACCTCTCAGTAAATTTTCTATGTTATTAGTGATCTTACTTTCAGCTCTACTTCCAAATACGCTGAAATCTTTAAGACCCTTAGTTAAGTAAAATAAAGCCTCCAATTTAATTCTAGATCCAATTGGGTCTGCCTTTTGTGCTTTTATAAAGGCATTCTCTTTATTTCCTAAATCCGTAGTAATTTGTTTGTATAACTCATCTTTTTGAGAATCTGTTAATTCAATACTAGGGATTATTTCAGGAGTAGTAGAAATGAAGTTCTTAATATCATCAATACTTTTCTTCTCCTTATTTTTAGCTTCGTCTATGATTGCTTTCAATCTAGCTTCTTCTGATTTAATAAGACTATCTAATGCAAATTCAGCATCTTCAATATCTGTACCAGCATCTACGCTTCGTTGAGCCATAGCCTCAGCTCTTTCTTTATTGTATCCTTTTTCAAGGAAATCCTGTGCAATTGCAGTTAACCTGAATTTCACATTCTTTTCATCTTTGATAAACTCAGGCGTTACAGATTTAAGTTTATCAATAGTGTTTACTTTTTCAGCAACCTCAGCAACTGGCGCACCAGATTGTTGAGCTTCTTCAATTAATTTCTGTCTTTCAGTTAATTGTGAATCAACTTGCTTTTTAATTGCTGCATTAAGATCCTCAAGTGAACGGATCGTTGTTACATCATCAAGTTCAGGTAAAACTCCTTTGGCTTTAAACTCGGCAGCTAGTTTAGAATAAAGCTGTTCAGTCTCATTCAGTTTAGGAGAGGAAGAATCACTGCCTTCTTTTCCATCAGCAGTTTTACCTGCCTGAACTTGATTTTTATCCTTATTCTGATTAGCTACGCTCTCTTGATCCTCTTTTTTGGAATCATCACCATCAGTAATTTTTTTGTCGTTTGCATCATCAGATGCTGAAGGAGTACCTTCTTTTTCAGCCTTCTCTTCTGGTTTCTCAATATCAACACCTTCATCAAAAAGATCAAGGGACGATGTGTCAAAATCCAAATCAGCTAGATTTAATTCTTCCATTGTTAAATAATTTTAATTCTCCTATCTTACAAATCTACGGAATTACCGCAAAAAAGTCCATTTAGTATTATAGCTAAAGAATGTATTTATTTAAACAATTTTAATGTTTTATAGTATCCAATTGTTACAAATTTCTCAGAGTTTACACCTAATGTAACAATGCTTCCTTTTTTATTTTGTATCCCAAGAGACACTCCTATTACAGGTGCTTGAGGGATTACTTGTTGTGCTGGTAATCCTAATTCTAATCCATAAACTAAAGATGCTTTTGGATATCTATACACAACCTCTGGAATGTATTTGAATTCTTTTTCTTTTATATTATAGTCAATACGGTATGCTAATAATGATCCGCGAGTTTTTGCATATAAATCAACTTTTACTATATCATTATCAATAGCCACTTCATTATATTCTTTAATCTGAATAGACTCTAAATAAAGATTACGAGCGGAAATGCTGTCTTTTTCTTTAATAACTTGATCATACTTATTCTTATATTCTTGATCAACTACAATCTCTACATCTCCTTTTATATAAACAGGAACCTCAATTATTTCTGGATCATAAATAGAATCATTATTATTATCAATAATAACCACTCCGCTTGACTCCGTTGAGCCTGGTATAGAAATAGTTTTATCATCATAAATTGGTTTTGGCCTTGTGTTAAAATAAATCATAAATCCTAAAGAAACAGATAATCCTAATATTATATAATTTTTTATCTTTTCCATTATTTTTTTTTTAAAAGATTCAATAAATGTATTCGTAATTACGTAAATAAATTTATTTAATCTTTTTTATTTATTCAATTCATTTTACTACTTCTCTACTTTACCAAACAGTTTGTTTATTCCTGCGGTGAAAAATGTCTTAACCATATCTATTGCCTTATCTTCACTTATAGCAAAAATTACACCTGTATAAATAAGTAAACCTATCTGCCAAAGGCTTATTTCTCGTTTTAAGTCGATGAATAAATACATGAATATTAGTACTATTCCTGCGGCAAAAAGTATCAATCCTAATACTGTACTTATTTTGTTTGTTTTAAAATTATTCATAATTTATATGTGTTATTGACCATTTAAAGTAGGTATTTATATTATTTTAATTTTCAAAACAGATGTTATTAAGATATTTCCACTAGAGTCTTTGCCTGATGTTGTTAAATTATAATTTCCAACAGTAAAAGGATACGGCTCTGGTATTAAATTAGTATCCCCATTTACTGAATAGGGTTTTATTTTTTCTGTTCTTTCATGGACAACTAAACCACCTGTTTCTAATTTAAAATCGAAACTTGTACATTGAGAGCATTCTTCAGTAGTCTTTAACCTTATATCGCTATCATTTGATAAGCTAAATGTTTTTTCAAATAAAAACCTATCAATTTCCAAACCTAAACTGTCTGTTTGTATAATTGCAACAGGATTTGGGTAAAGACTATTATAATCAATAACGAGGTCTTTTAAATCAACTCCCATATAAGCGTTTACAACAAGTATTTCAGTATCCTTTATAGCTATAGTGTCATTAATAGCTTTAGGTACAACACCTGTTATTGCAACTTCAACATAATCTGGGAATAATATTACATAAGAATCTATATCATTTGCTAAACAGTAGTTTATCCCGTCATCTTTAGCCTTTCTTTCAGTAGTTCTGTTTGGAAGTATACTATCTCCTACTTTTGCTCTAAAGTAACCTTTCTGTACACTTTCTATTTGCTGTGAAAATGTGTACTGTGTAAGTAATAATAATAGTAATAATAGTTTTTTCATTATTCTGTTGCGTTTTTATTTTAATTGTTATTAATAAATTGAATAAATAGCATTTAACGCGTTTTGATAATCTACCATCTCTGTGGGTGTCATATAACTTGGGATAATGTGTAATGCTTTTATTTTAGATGTAAAAAATATACTACTCCCATATTGTCTTTTACCAATATAAAGCTCCCCAAAATTACCTCCAGCAAAAGCCGCTGTTTTGTTAATTTTGTCCGTTGCCCACGTACCCCCAGAAATACTAGCGGGCGCGCCTCTATTAACCCCGTTTTTAAAATTATATATTGCGTTTGCCGAATTATCATAAGTAGCTGCTAAAATATAATTATTAGTAGTTGTTAAATCGCCCCAACCCGATGAAATATAACACGCTCCAACCGTTAACCCCTCCGTTGAAAAGCTCCAATCTGGAGCGTTTATATCATTTGCCACTGGAGTTCCAACGGATTTAGAGCAAATACGAAGTCCCGATGTTGACTGTAAATTTTCTATAACTACAAAAATTGAAAATCCAGCTGTAAGATTTAAACTTTCATGATGCGTAACTCTTAAAAAACTTGCACCATCAAATTGTATTCCTCCGCTTACCCAATTAGGTTTTGCTGCGTTGTTTGCAATTCTTAAAAAAGGACTATTAAAATTAATACTTTGGTCATGTATTATAGAAATTCCGTTAACATCTTCAAATCTTTGTGAATTTTCATCTATAATCAAACCCCCGTCAATATAATTTATAGGTGTTAAGCTTCTAAAGCCCGTTATTTTAGACAAAGTTATTAAATCAGCATTGTGCCAGTCGACCGCGTCCGCGGTTGCTAGTCTTGTAGCAAATAAAATATCATTCCCATCTATTATAAAAGATGGGTATTGCGCGCCGTATTGTAAAACTTCTGACTCCCAGCTTAAAGTAGGCGTAAATCCAACGACTTTTTTTAATATATCCCACGTAATACCATCGTCATCACTGGATATTAAATATCCCTCCATTCTTTGGTCTGAAAAATCTTTAAATCTATTTACATTCGTTATAGAATATAATTTGTCTGATGTTGAATCGTAAGTAACTTGGTATTTTACATTTCCACCGTGTAATTTTACTATATTCTGAGTGCTTGATATGGTAGAAGTCGACGGATTTAAAGGAACCCATGTAACATCCATATATACACCGTGGTTTGAAGCTGGCGTCTGTTCTAATCTCATAAACAAACGTAAGTTCCCAGAGCTTAACTCCACGATAGACGCCTCTAAAAAACCTTTACTTACAGATTGCCCCGCCGCTGGAGGGTATTTTGTATTTGGTGTATTAGAATATATTTCAGAATTTGAAAAAGTAGTTCCATTAAATGCAACTTTATTACTAAAAGACCAGTTCCCAGCGTCCTCTAAATCTGTTAAATCTGCGAAAACTAGACAAGCCTCGTAAATACCACCAAAAGACCCACTACTTTTTACAGCCTCAATCCCAGCGACTAAAAAACCATCCTTTATAATAACATTATTTGGTGATTTGCTCCAGCCAATATATGCGCCTGCGGGCGCAGCCAAAACAGTTGTAACGGCACTCCATGTTAATCCATCATCTGTTGATTTTGAAAGTGTAATATTTCCGTTTTCTTTATCCGTACCTAATAAATATATGTTTCCATTATATTCAAAAATAGAAGCCCAAAACATATCCACAACATCCGCCGCTTTTGTAAAATTATTTGTTTCTAAAGGAGCATCTGTGTAATATATAGATGTAGTTCCCGAAACTGCATAATCAGAACCAGCCCCATAATAATCATGGGCTACTAAATACCTTCCTGTACTTGTTTTGAATATAACTGGCGAACCTAAAAAGATATTTGATGGATTTGCTGATTCTACAACTGTAATACCAAAAGGCAAGGCTGTTAAATCTACAAATGGATTTATATGTATTTGTTTAACCCAATATTCAATTCTGCCATTGCTATTCTCAACCTCTAAATAAATATCTGTATTAGCCTGAAAATCTTCTCCTTTTATATTTATTGCGCCTGTTATTTCTGGCAAACTTGGAGCGTTAACAAGTAGACGAGCCTTTCCGCCGTTAATAGAACCCGTTACCGTGTAAATTAAACTGGTGTTTGGCGTTGTCATGTTGCAATATGTAACCAAAGGATTATTTAAAGGTATTTCTGTTCCTGTGTAAATTGATGAACCGCCACTGTTTACTTGAGATAAAGGAACGCCGTTTATATTAACTGCCCCTAAAAAATCAACAGTACCTAGATAATCATAATCAGAGTACATTTTCTTTTGGGAAAAAGAAATTGTTGTTATAAGTATCGTTATTAATGGAATTATTTTTTTCATTTTAATTGTATTATTAATTATTTAAAGTGTGTTTAACAAAAAATTGAGGGTAAGGGTTTACAGGCGCATCAATAATGGTAGCTTTAACATTGTTTGTCATGTTTACAAACAACTTACTTAATGTAGCATCTTGCGTAAAATTGCTATTAATATACATGCCATCGTTACGAGTTAATCCACCACCTAAAGCACCAGATATTGTTGAGTTTAAAATATACTGACTTTGTGAAATTTGCGTAACAGGTGAGCATAGTGATACATTATCTAAAAAATTTGAGCCTTCAGCATAAATAGTTTTAGCATCAAAAATATAGTTAGCAGTATTGTTATTAAAATAACCGTTGTATATAGAAATCTGGTCACCTGTTAATACAGAGCCATCAATAGCTGTACCTGTGTTATTTGTAAAATCACAATTAGCAAAAAATGCAAAATTATTTCCTGTAACATCACCACAAGAATCGTTATTATCAAAATTACAATCTATCCAACAATTCAAATTATTACCTCTATCCGCTCTCATTAACATAGAAATCCCACAGTTAATAAATTGGCATCTGTAAAATGTAGTTTTATCTATGTAAGAAGTATCATCAAAATTACTAGGTGATGTTCTTGGTAGTCTTGGTTCTTGATGCACTCCTATACCACAATCTACAAAACTTACATTATCTAAAAAATTATTGTCAAATCCGTAAATCCAATAAAAATGAATACCCTTTGCTTGGTTTCTGAAAACTACATTTTTCCATGTGTTACCATTAACTAAATTAACGTCTAAGGCTAAATAAAACCCTACACTTCCACCTTGTAAAGTGATGTTAGATAAATGATACCTTAGTGTTTGGTCCTGCGTTGTAGTAGCTGTTATTAAAGGGAAATCGTCTGTTAATCCTACAATAGCAGTTTTGCCAGAACCTTGCCCTATAATGCCCTGTGTGTTTCCTACATTACCATTAATAAATAAAGTTGAACTTATATAAAAAACACCTTCTGGCAATTCAGCAATTCTATCAGTATCAATCAAATTTTGAATATAAGCAGTACTATCTGGTTTACCTATTCTTTCGGTTGCCCAATTACTCCCTGTTGGATTTGGTACAGATTCAAAAGTTACTCTAGGGTATGGCTGATATTCTGGTCTAAGAATCTGACTTGTTAAAGTGTTAAGCAATCCCGCATCTACAATAGTTGAAGCTTGTGTAACATTGTTTATTCTAGTTTCAAAGTTTGGAATCCCTGTTGTGTTTGAATCACCGTTATAATGCCCTTGTAAATCAATACCCGTACTTCCTGCTTCCATTTCGTAAACCTCTCTAAGTAAAAGCGATTTAACACCAAAAACATTAGCGTTTGCTCTTGCTATACTAGGGTTTACTAAAGGGTTATCTGTTTCTTGTGATGTCACATGACCTATACCCTTATTAAGAAACATAATATTATCTGCTTCAATATCCCATGCCCTTGTTTCGTTTGCTGCTTGATAACCATTTGCACCACCAAAATCTGTAATAATAACTTCACCCATGTTTCTAGCATAAAACATAGCGTTTACAGTTTCTTCATTTCTTAAATTCCAACCCTCGGAATCTAAACCTATAAAAGTAAAATTACCTAAATTATCAATTAAAACAGCATCACCATTAGGTGTTAAGTAATTACCCCAAACAAATAAGTTTCCATCACTAGGCGTTGTATTATTACCATTTAATATTAATTGTGGTGATATTGTACTTACAGCTTGTCGATATACTCTATTGTTTCTTAAATAACCAGAAACGCCACAATCAAAATAAATTCTAGCGTTAATATCTATAAACAAATTATCTTCTAAACTACCACCTAAACTATATAATCTTGTACCGCCAATATGCTTTAAAGTCCAATTTGTAATAGGTGCGCCAGCTTCAAAAGTTATATCTTGACTTGTTAAAATTTTTACAGATTCTAACCTGCCACCTGTACTACCTGCTGCAATAGTAATTGGTGAAACTGTGGTAACTTCTGGATGCCCGTATAAACTTTGGTTTGATGTCATGGTTATTGGCACACCACTATAATCTCCTTTATCCAATCTTACACTACCGTAGGTATTTAAAGCTGTTTGAATGTTTGCCTTTTCTGAAATGGGCAAAAAATGGGATGCAAAGTACGCCTGTTCCTCAATTAAATTATTGGTTGTTGGCGGTGGCGGTGGTTGCGACACATTTCGTCTTTTGCTTTGGCTTACTAAACTCGGTAATATTTGGGCATTGCCAAACACGCAAGCCAAAAGCAATAGGTATGTGATTAGTTTTTTCATATTATAAAGCTTGCTTTGCTGTTATTAGATAATTTATTGCGTTGGTATAAACAGCTATTTCAGCATCTGTTAAACCTAAACCTATACCAAAAGCACCCAATTTTATAGAACTTGCATTTACAGAAGAACCATTGTTGTTTACAGCTAATAGATATGTAGTAAGATTAGGGTGTGTGTTTTGTGAAGTTGCATTACTTGCTAATAAAACTCCATCTTCCCAAAGTTCATTACTTGTTGCATTTTCCCTGTTTCCTATAAACAAACCACCCGCATCGGTAGTGTTAAAAGCAACCCTTCCAGATCCAAAGCCATAAGCATCAAAATTAGTATTGCCAGCACCACCTTCTTCAATATCAAACATTATTCTATTTGTGCCATCATTAGCACCAAACTCTACATGACCAGATGAAGAAGTTGTTGTTAAACTATAAAAAGCAATATGTAAGTTATTTGCAGTACCGTTAACAAAAAAATTATAATTTGTATCTAAATAATTTGACGAACCAGCACCACCTCTTATAACACCAACTGCATCCCTAGTATAAGATGTACCTACACTTGTTAACCTAAAAGCTGCATTGGTATCAGCAGGGTTAAGTAAGTTAAGTTTTTGGTTGGGTTCTGTTGTTCCAATTAAAGGGTAAAAAACATGAATTTTACTTATTAATGTGGGTGATAATTCTAGGCTATCAACAAAATTTTGTATAATGGTTTGTTCGCTTGCGCTAAAACTTCCTGCTGCAATAAAAGCCGCTGCATAATCTATTGTTGGTGCGCTAGTAGTTACATTAACAGTATTTGAATTTATACTTTCGTTTCCAGCTGCATCTAAAGCCCTAACATTAAAATCATAACTTGTTGAGCCTGTAAGCCCTGTTACTTGATAATTTAAAACATTACCTAAAGTAGTTTCTAAAATACCACCTACATATACCTTATACCCTGTAACCGCTACGTTATCGGTAGCACCACTCCATGATAAATCAACCGTTGTTTCAGCTACTGTTCCAGATGCTAAAGTGGGTGCTGTTGGGTTTTCAACATCTACCCCAGCCACTAAAGTATAATCTAAGAAATCTTCATCTAGTTCAAAATCAACTCCGTTCCAAAATAGGTTTATTACATCGGTATCGTTTGCACCTATGCTTAATGTTGGTAAAGTACCACTTGGCACATAAATATCATTACCCCAAGTTACTGTTCTGCTTCCTACACCATCTTGCGTTAATTTTAATCTTAACCTTTCAGGATATGTAGGCGGTGTCATTGTAATAATTTCATTAAAAGCACCAAAAGTAAAATCCATAAAAGGTGAAACAGTCCAATTAATATTAGTTGCACCATCACCTGTTGCTGTTTGTACTGCTACTGCACCACTACCACCGCTATTTTCATCTTGATACCATGTTAAATTATCATCTTTATCAACTAAAAAATAAACTACTTTTAAATCACCACTTACAGGAACTACTAAAGTACTCGCATCTGTATTATTTAAAGTTGCTGTTCCTGTGCCATATAAATACCATAATCCAGTATCACCACTTACACCACCTGTAACTGTTATATCAGAATTACCTGCTAATGTGATGTGTCTATTAGGTTGTGCGCTTGTGTAAGCATCGCTAACTGTTGCGTTGTATGCTACTAAAGTTGATGCTGTGTTTACTGATGTTGGTATAGTTGCTGCAACTGCATCTAGTTGCGCTTTATTTACAGCTTCATCAGAAGCCGTTCCGTTTGCAACACCTGTTAATGTATTATTGCCAAAATCTGGTGATGATGTAAAATTCACAAAATCTAAAGCAACCGCACCATTAAAAATCCAATCTCCTGTTATGGTTTGGTTTAATGAGGGATCAAAACCAGAACCAACTATTCCTGTTAAACCACTTCCATCACCAATAAAAGAATTAGCAGTAACAACTCCTGTTTTGCTAACGGTAAAGGTGTTTGTGCCATTATTTTTACCTACATAAATATTACCCGTTGAATCATTATCACCATTTGAAACAATACCATCTCCAGTACCGCTAATATTTGAATATATACCTGTACCAGAAAAAGAACTTTGTGAAAAAATAGCATTACCTGTATTGCTAGAATTTGATGCAAAAAGAGCATTACCATTGGTTGTAGCGTTATTATAAACATTAATACCACTTTTATCATCAACACCATTGCCTATATACATACCATGATTAGTACCACTATTAAGTAGATACAAACCATATCCTGCATCTGTGTTAGTTATTACTATATTTGAACCTCCACCAGAAACGTTAAAATTTTTAGTGCCTGTAATAGTTTGAGAACCATCTAAAGTAACGTAGTTTGATAAGTCTGAACCACTACCGAAACTTTCCCAACTATCACCATCCCAATATTCATAACGGTTATTAGTAATATTATAAATTAACGGATAGCGATCTACAGGAACTATTAACGCATTACGCTGTGTTGTGGTAACTTCTCCAAAAAAAACAGCATCAACATATTGTTTTTGAGAGTAACTTAAAAAGGATATTAAGCTTATTAGTATTATAAATATTTTTTTCATGTTTACTGTGTTTGTATATAAAATTTTAAATTACTTTCTGTAGTATATGGTAAGGCGGTTACTTCAGCAATTATATATCTACCATTTAAAACCCCTCTAATAATATTACCAACCGCAATAGTTGCACTAGCAACTCCTTTTTGATCTACTAAAAAACCATCAATACGCGCTTCTAAACCTAATACAGAAGTACCAACTGTAATATTAATTGGTAATTGAGATCCAGATTCAAACATTATATTTTCTGAACTACTTATTGTTATTGTTGCCATAATTAACTAAAAGATTTATTTACATTAATTCGACCATAAAAATCTCTTTGGCCATTAGCAACTCTTATTAATGTAGCATCATAAACCACACTTCTATTACCCCAATCATCCGGATTAAAACGCCAGGTAATACTTTGACCATCTATTGTTAAACCATCACCAACTGTATATTCTTTTAATGTGGTATAATCGTAATTAACACCTAGTTTAACAACACCATTAATACTCCAGGTATCACCTTCTGATAAGGTGAATGTGATACTGCAAATTTGGTTTTGATGCGCTACTATATTTATTTCTTGAGCATCATCTAAATTTATTGTGGTTTCCATATTTTATATATAAGCGTTTACTGCTAATTGCACTTTTGTACTATCATTAATATCAAAAGGTAAGGCTATAACCTTACCTACTACATAACGGGTATCTGTATCTAACCATGCTTCAAATTTATCTCCTACCTCTAAAGCTAAAAGGTCTATATTACCAGAAGCTTTTTCAACAAAATATAAACCTATCTGTATTTTTTTATAAGCTAAAATTAAACCTTCTAAATACGCAAAATTAGCGTTGGTTTTTCCAGCCCATGTTCTTGCATCATCACCTGTTTCTGAATTTGGTGAAACACCTAAATCTATATTTTGTATTGCCATGTCTATTATTTTGTTTCATCTGCAAAACGCGTAGTGCTATCTGCAAATATTAATGTACTATCAGCTGTAAAAGCATTATTATTAACACTAGGCAACTGCAACTCATTTATAAGTATTTTAAAACCTATTTTATGTTTTTCTGCCATGTTATCCTTGCGCGTTTGTTGATGCTGTAAAAGCAAATGGTACATTAACAACATTACCAGTACCTTGCTCAAAAACCACTTCTGTTATAATACAACTTATATCTGCTGATGTTTCTCCTTGACCAGAAGTAGAAATACTTTCAACATCTAAATAATATTTAAATTGGTCTGTACTGATATGCAATAATTCAACATTTACAGAAAAATTTTCTGTACCATTGATACTTTTATTATAAACAACTGTGTTATTTTTATAAATAGTTAATACAGCTCTACTATTACCACCGTTTGCATGATTAACAACCACTATATTTATAGTATGTTTTAACCTTAAAATAAAATCTGTTGGAAGCAAAGGCGTAATTACTAAAGTATCTTCTATAGTTTCCGCTTGCCCATCTGCATCACTGTTAGTTATTAATGTGATGTTATTTTTAGAAAAACTATAATCTAAAACCCTAATAACTTCTACAACATCACTAGCTGTTAAACCACCATTATCTGTTACTGTTATTTGAAATTGCCAAATATTACCAGTCATGTTTGTAATATTAGTTGCTAATAACGTTGGACTCGATACCACCGCTGCACCTTGTATTACTTGCCAAATACGAGAAACAATAAAGCCATCTGGATCACTTTCTGTAGCTAATAAATTTGTGGTATTTGCATTATCTGAAATTGAAAAATCTGGTCCCGCATAAACTACAGGCGGTATATTATTTGCAATAGCTACATTATAAAAAGATTCACTATAAAAAGCTTTTGTAATACCTTGTGTTATATTCCACTCTAAATTTAATGGATACCAGATTCTAGAACCATTAAATTTATAATCTATTAATTGACTAAATTTAAATAAGCCATTAAACTCACCTTCTATATTATAGTGCGCTTGTTTATGTAATGCTAAATAAATAGAAGCTAATACCTCGCCATAACGTTTTGCAGTAATAGGATATACAGCATCACCCCAATTTTGCCATGTTGTTCTATCTACGTTTGGATGATAGATGTTTTTTACATTAACACGTATTACATCATTATCATCTATAACAAAACCTAAAGCATTTGCATCATAACTAAATACAAATTGCTCACCATTAAAATAATTATAAACAACTTCAACATCTGTTAAGGCGATATAAGCACCAACACCATTTTGCTGCACTTCAACATTATTACTATTATCTTTTATAGTGATGATTTCCTCTAGGCTAACTTGTATTAAATTTTTACCTAAAGATTGAAATATATATATAGGGTTGATTATTTTTACATGATTAAGTGCATTAAGTTCATTAAGTTGCTCTAACCTTATAACATTTGTATAATTACCAACCGCATCTGTTAAATCTAAATCTATATCTTTTACTGAAGAAAAAGAACCCTCGTTTACAGCAGTAAACAACTCATCAATTTCATCATTTATTTTTTTAAAGGTGATGTTTTTAAATAAAAAACCTGATGCTTTATTTAATAAATAATTGTATGCAGGTTGATAAAATTTAATATCTAAATACCCATTATTTTCTACAATAAATTCAATTTGAATTTCTGCGTTTCTAGTATTATCAAAATCGAATCTATAATCCGGACCTTTACTATTAGAAAATATAACCGTATCATTAATTAAAACTTCATATTTTAATAAATTATACCAGGATCCGTTACTTGAAAAAGTTTCGTTATCTGCTGCTGTTATTGTTAAATCATAAAGCAACTCTAAAGCAAAAGTAGCTTCAAATTTTGATCCAGCTAATACATAAGGCTTACGTTTTAAACTGATAAAATTTAAAGGATTTTCAGCAGCTAAACTTGTAAATATTTTTACAGCATTATCAGAGGTGTTTACTTGCGCAAAATAGCCATTGTTTTCAATCCAATGTCTGCTTTTAAAATAAGCGTTTTCATTATTTACATCTACCCAACCATCACTAACTTCTTTATAAAGCTGGCTTTCCCAATAAAAAGAACTATTGGTTTGGGCCACTTCAACCTGTTTTAATGGTGCTGTTATACTAATTAAAGGCGTTGCATAAGCAACAACACTGGTGTAATTTCTAGTTACCGCTATATCTTCTATAAAATTACCTAGATAATTATATTTACTTAATGTGTAAACACTTAAAGCCCGCTTATTATAACCTACTACATAAAACTCACCATCTTCTTGATAAACTGTACACCCAATATTTTTTAAAACTAATTCTAAAATACCGTAAGCCGATTTCTTTTTCCCTGAAGATGATTTAAAAATAGAAGTGTCTAACCATTTAGTTTCCCAACTAGGTTCGGCTAAATTTACTAAAGCAGGTGTGAAATAAAAATTAGTATTTAAACCTGTTAACTCTAAGCATTTTGCTATTATTTCTATAATAGTATGCTCATTAGTGTAAAAAGATTCTGGTAAAAAATACCCTTTTAAAGATGCTAAACCACAATTAGCTTCAAATTGAATAAAAAGCACACCATTTGTATATGGTTCTTTATATTGATCTGGTATAATAAAACCCTTCCATAAAATAATATTAGTATCTTCATCTACCAATTCTACTTTATATCTACGCTCATCATTAGTGTATAAGTGTACAAAATGCGCATCAGAACGAATAGGTGCTAACATTGAATAATTTAAAGCAGAACCTATGATGTTTTTATCCTTATCATCTCCACCAAAATACTTTAAAGAAATGGTGTTATTTTCTGCAGCTTCTAAAATAGTTACAGCGTTTAAATCTTGCGTGTCGTATATTTTAATTGCATAGTTTAGTTCCATTACGATTGCCTTAATTGTTCTTTTAAACTACGCTCATAACTTATTACAATATCGCTACCACGTAAAACTGTTTGAGGGATAAATACCTGTGGCTGCGAACTACCCTCACCCATTAAACCATATAACTTTTTTTGTTGCGCCTGGTTTAAAACCAACTCGCCAGAATTTACACGCGCTAATATTTTATCTCCAAAAAAAGAAGAACCACCAACTACACCACCATCTGCAAAAGCAGGTAAATTACCACCACCTCCAAAATTAGATGCTAAACCTTTTAACAAACTACCTACCACTACCAAACCAACACCAGCCGCTATAGCAGCCAAAGGATTTGTAAAAGATAGTTTTACAGCCTTCATTGTAATACCTATTTTTATAGCTGCTTTTCCTAACTGTGTAGCTAAATCTCCTAGGGTAGATAAAAGCAAACCACCTACCGCACCAAAACCAATATTACCCTGCGCTATACCAGCTATAACATTAGCAAAACCATCAATAAAACTATTACCAATGTTTTGTAATATACCTGAAGAAGCATCTTGAAAATCTAACAACCTAGATTGAAATGCGATTAAATTTGCATCTATTATTTCATTCTCAACGGGCAAAGATTCTGAAATACCAGCTAAAGGTGATGTTGTTAAAACTGTACCACCTTGCGCTAAACCCGTTGTGTTTAAAGCAGATACTTGTTTACGACCTGTTAACCCTTGTTTTTTAGCTTTTTCAATTGCGTTGGTTATTGCTGAAGCATCTACATTTTCTTCTAAAAAAGCTATTTTTTTTCGTTGTGTAACATTATCAATAGCATCGTTAAAATTTTTATCAATACCATTAGTTAAATTTTTCCAGTCGTTACTAATATTATCTGTAAAAGTTGAAAAATTACTAAAACCCTCTGAACTTGCTTTTTTAATGATAGCTGGCAACTCTGAAATATTACCAGTAAGCACTGCTTTAAAAACACTTCCTATAGTTTTAAAACCAGTTACAAAATTATCTACAAAACCTTGAATGATGCTTTTAAGGGCTTCAAAAGCAAATTTACCTATCTCAAAAAGGTTTTTAAATTGCTGCACAACCAACTCAACTGCAGTTCTAAAAAGAGTGCTTTCATTATATAAATCAATAAAATAGTTTGCTATATTTATTAAGGTTTGTTTTATAGGTGCCCAATTTTTATAAATTACAACACCAACCGCTGTTAAACCGGCTACTATTAACCCTATTGGCCCCGTAAGTAATGCTAAACCTGTACCAATTGCCGGTAATATAGTTCCTGCCAATGCTAATAATGGACCAATAGCAGCGGCAACACCACCGAGTATTACGATCCATTTTTTGGTTTCTGGAGATAGCGATTGAAATCTTTGCAAAATACCATTTAAGCTTTCAAATAAAGGGGTTATATATGGAATAATAATATCTCCAATAGATGCAAAAGCTTGTTGAATATTATCGCGCAAGGTACTCATCCTACCACTAAAAGTATTTGCTTGTCGCTCTATGCTTCCTGCAAAATTAGTATTACCTATGTTTTGTAAGTATTGCGAAATTTCTTCCGAATTTTTTTTAACAGTAGTTGTTACTCCTTGAAACGTAAAAGAAACATTATCGCCTTGCGATTTTGCTTTAATACCAAACTCTTTTAAACGCTCGAACTCACCTACTGCAGCATCAGCTACAGCTTCAATCATTTGGTCTAAACTTTTACCTAATGCGCTTGCTGTATTACCATAACTTGTTAGTGATGCTATTGATGGATCTAAACCTAAGTTTTTTAATTTTATAAAAGCACTTGCAACTTCTTCCATTTGAAATGGGGTTGTAGCTGCAAATTCTTTTATTTGAGCAAAAGCAGAAGATGAAGATGCCGAATTACCTTGAAAAACCGTATCTAAAGAAGTTTTAAGAGTTTCCATATCAGCAGCAGCACTTATAGCTTGCGCACCTATACCCAATAAAGGCAATGTTACACCAATACTTAAACCTGCACCAATTTTTTGCATACCAGCACCTACTTTAGTTAACTGCCTATTAGCGTTATCCATTTGGGTGCTAAAGCTTTTTAAATCGGCTTTAAATAGAATATTTATTTGACTTAAACTTGCCCTTCAGTTTTGGTTTTAGGATTAATACTTTATCTTTACTTTTATGATTGAATGGTATTACATTCCTGCTTTTATTATTATTGGTTTTTTAGGATTTGTTTTTAACGACTACATCCGTAAGAACCGTTTTAAGTAGCGTTGGTAGGATTCGAACCTACGACCTCGAGAAAAGGATTCTCGCGAGCTAACCAAACTGCTCTACAACGCGATTTTATTTTTTTTATCTAAGGCATCAAATTCGGCTTTAAGTTGCTCTTGTGTTTTTTTAGGTTGTTTTAAATCTTTTTTCTCCCAATCAAAAGGATACCATTTTTCTACGGTTAAATTTTTATCTTTAGATTCAAAATTAAAAGCTGATGTAAAAGCTATTAATCTTATTTGTGTCCATTTTTCTCGTTTTTTGGTTTCATAACCTCTGGTTATATTATCTAATTGCCGCCAATCTAAAGAATCAAAAGTTTTAATAGTTAACCCAATTTCTCCACAAACAAAGGCTTCTAAATCATCGAACGTTAGCGAAGTATTATTTACTCCGCTTGGTTCGACTTTCCCACAGCTTGGGTATCTTCTTCTGTATTTGGTTGTGCGCCTTTAAAAACATCAAACATAGGTTGCAATATAGATTCGCCATTTATGTTTAAATGATCTACAATATCATCCGGATCTATGTTAATAGATTTTTTACTTGCTGCACGAATGGCACTTAAAATAAATACACCAATAACTTCTTGACTTTCTAAAGTGCCAGCATCTATAACCGCAATCTTTTTTTGAAAGTCTGCTATAAGTTTGAGTTTATAATGATTCATAAACTCCCTCTGAAACTTAATTCCAAATCTAAATGGATATTCTTTATTAAATAAAATAATACTTTTTGCTGTGGTACTCATTTTTTTATTCTTTTATATTAAGCTACTCTAGCTACTGTTAAATCTCCATTACCCTTAAAGCTAAAACTACAAGTTACGTACTCATCGTTTGTTGCATTGGTATTAAATGATTCGATATAAGCATTACCACTGTAAACAACATCACCAGAAACACCTGTAGTTAGAGTAACTGCCACTTCTGTTTTGTTTATCGCCAGGGTTGATAATGTAAATAAATCTTCTTGGGTAGTACCATCGTTATCATATAATGCTTCTACTGGAATATTCCAAGATGAAGAACCAGGTGATACTAATTTACCAGAAGTATCTTTTGATGCTACTTCTTTAAAGTCTGTTTGGAATGATAAATCTGCAGATACTTCGTGAAATATCTCTTTACCACCCACTGTAATACGCATATTTACGCCTTCTTTTAATGCCATGATTTCTTATTTTTTTATGTTAAATGTTTGTTCTATGTAAAATTCGTCTTGATCGTTAAATACAGGCTTCCCACCTTGTATTAAATAAATATTATTACTTGCCTTAATAGCATCTGTTACTTTATCTGCTATTGCTATCGCTTTATTATAAGTTGAAGCAAAAGCGTTTATTACTACTGTAAACTCATAAATACCATCTTTACTAGGTTTTGTTTCATAACTTGTATAATAATTTATAAAAGAATCTCCTTCATTTGGTGTTGCAATTAATGGGTAAATACTATCTGGTCCATGAGATAACAATGTAGTAAGAGGTGTGTGTAATGCTAAATCTGCATAAACCAATTCTGATATTTGTAACCACTTACTCATTTGCTTAATCTGTTTATTTGTTTTTGCACGTATGCTGATACTTTAGCTTCTGCATCGGCTGTTACTTTTCCTTTTGTTTGTTTGTAAGCTCTATTCATAAAAGGATTTGGTTTTTGATTTATGGTTCCACCCTCTACAAAAGCACCATACCAACCATCATGTTTCCCTTTTACCCTAGGTCCTACAACTAACACTGCATCAACTTTATTACGTTTAGCTACTATTTTGCCAATTGATTTTTTTAAGTTTCCCGGCTGTATTAATTTCCTGGTACGTTTACCACTTTGTAAATGTGGTTTTTTACTTACCGGAACTGTACCTCTTGCTGCTTTAACCGTTGGTTCTGCTACTACACGTAATACCTTTAAAAGTTCTGAACGTTTTACCTTATCTGGTAACTGCTTTATTTTTGCTCGTAATAGATTAAAACCTTGTATTTCTATTAAGTCTTTTGCCATTACTCGCGTTTACTACATTTTAATTGGATGTATTCTTTATGTCCTACATACCCTACACTATAAATATTATAAGTTTCACCTAAATGATTTATATATAAATCCTGTATTTGTTTTAACACCAAAGCCGGATTATACTTTATAGTGTATCGCCTAACATTTAAGGCTAAAATTTTACCATCTTCTTCTTCATTACCACTTACATCTTCAACTTTTGCCCATACTTCATTAAACAGTATTTCTTGATATGTTTTTTCACCGGTACTACTATTAGTGCGTTGGCGTTCTATAATCCGAATACGTTGGTTTAACTGCCCTGTATAAACTTTTATATTTGCCATTTAACAAATTACGGTTTTGTTTTTAAATTGTTTTACGATAATATTTATAAGGCTCTAACTTTATTTTAGCTGCAGTTAAATAACCTTTACTTTCCATATTATTACGTATGTTATAGTTTTCGTGCATTAAAAGTTTAATACCTTGCAATAAACCTTTTGGCACTTTATTTTCTGGATAACCTACAGTAACCTCAAAAGCTACCGCATCTGTTTTGGTTTCAATTAATTCTGGTAAATCTGAAATATCTTCTATGTTTTTATAATGAATTACAGTTGCATATTTATCTACTGGTAACAATTCTAAAAAGTCTGATAAATCAGTTATTTCTTCTACTTCATTAGTTGCAGCTACATCTTGTAAAATAATAGTTTCTGAAGCGGTTTTATAAGTTAGTTTTGAAACTTCTGTTATAATTTGCTCTCTAAATTCAAAATCTTGATCTAACCATTTATTACTTTTTACTATGTATTTTCGCTGGCGTATATTTGTGCTGGTATAACTTTCTGCTTCATCAATAGCTGCTTCAATACAATCTAAAATTATATCATCATCAAAAGTGCCTAAATCTTCCATTTTAAGCTGCTTTTTTGCTGCTTCTAACGATAATATTTCTGGGGATGTATGTGCTACTGGAATATAAAAGTCCATGTTTCTATTTTACAAATTCTGCATAATGCGATTCTACTAACTCTTTAGCTATAAGCTCATCAAATTCTGCTTCATCACCTATACTATATCCTAAGTTAAAACTACCTGTTGGTGATAACAGAAATTTAATTTTAAGTGTTTTAGGTGTTTTTACAGTTTGTTTTTTTGCCATCGTTTTTGTTTTAAAAAAAAAGGGGGTTTGGCTTTCAACTCAAAACCCCTTTTTACAATTAACCAACCAAACTAATTATTAAACTATGAAATCTTTAGATACTGCAAAGCCTGCGCCTTGACGTATCAATATATCTAAGAACTGGTTTACTGTAATTTCAATTAAACCAGCTTTCTTTTGAGTGATATTATCTACTACCATATCATAGAATCCCCACTCACCAATTAAGACATTAGAGAAATCTCCGAAAATAGCAGCATGTAAATTTGTACCAGAACCTTTTGTTAAGTTTCCAGGAACCATTGTATTTGCAGTTGCAGCATAGCTATTAATTGTACCATCTGCAGCCATTAGGTAATTCCAGTTACCAGAACCTGCATGTGTGGTTTGTTTTAAGAAACCTTTTAAACCTGGTGTGATTAAATAATTCATATTTGCACCACCAGCGTTAGCAGCTAATACAGCAGTTTCCATTTCTACAAGTTGTGCCCAAGTTGGTGCAATACCATTAGTAGCACCTGTTAAAACATAAACATCTGAATTGTTTAATATACCTTCTGGTTGCCCTGAAGCACCAGATCCATTTATTACAGCTGTATCAATAGCTATTTCAGTGATTTTTTTAATATCTGCAGCAGTTAAAGCTTCTAAATCTGGTGTAGATTGTAGGATATTTTGTAAAGAAATTGGCACTGTAGCTGATAATCTTTTAGGGCTCATAGTTTTTGTACCATAAGCAGTTTTAGAAGGGCTTACAGTAGCAATTTCAGTTTCCCAAGTAGCAGCAATACCACCACCATTAGTAACCATTTTAATATCTCCTGTTAAACCTCTCATGTATCTAGCACCTAAACGCTCTGCAACCGGCATTGGTCTTAACGCATCAATAATACCACCATAGTTAGTATCTACTAAATTAGCACCATAGTTACCAGAATCTTGTGATACTGTTTGCCCTGCTGCTCTTTTTTCTTTGTTTGCACCGTTTGGCACAGCAATACCTTCTATAGCTACACCAGCGTTACGCGCTTCTTTTAGCATTTCTTGGTGATATTCTAACTCTACACCTTCTAGATTACCATTTGGTAATTGTGAGCGTAATGCTTTATGCAAAGAGTATGATGCAACCATTTTTTGTTGCTCTCTTTTTTCTGAAGTACCTAAGCTTTCGCCAGATAAGGAAGCTATACGTAATTCTGCAGCTTCATCAGCTACTGCGTTACGTATTTGATTATCTAAATCTTCAATTTCTGAAGTTAGGGTGTTGAATTTTGAGCGTTCTTCAGTAGAAAACTCTTTAGTTTCAGAAGCCTTACGTACTTCTAACATTGTTTTTTGAGCTTCGATTTTCTCTGTTTTCGCTGCTCTTAATTCATCAGATTTTTTCATTTTATTTGTTTTTATTTATTAGGAATTGAGCTTCATAAACATCGAGTGTTTCTGCTCGGTTTTCATTAATTATAATGGCTCGTTTTACTTCAATTTCGTTGGTTTTAAAAGCATCTAAACTGCGTTTCGCTACGCTTGTATCTTGGTACGCTGGATAGGTTACTGGCGATACATCGTAAAGGCGTTTTAGTTTTGTTATTTGGCGTAATGGTAGTTCCCCATCACGCTCAATCCAATTTTGTTCATCTATAGAAAAACCAAATGAAGATTGTGATACGTTGCCTAAGCGTATGTTTTCTTCTAAGTCTTTTGCATACGATACGTTTGGTGTTTCGTAACGGTATTTTAAACCAGTTTCATCTACAGATAGTTTTAAAGTTCCTGTACCGTTTACAGATCGTGCTAATACCATATCTGGGTTGTGGTTAAAAAGGCATCTAACATCATCGTTTAAAACACCATCTAAAGCACCTGGTAATATTTCTTCACGAAACCAATCGCCTATACTGGTTGTTTTATTAAATTTTAACGCATAACCTTCTATTCCTGAATTTGCATCTGCGCTTCCTTCTGCACGCTCTTGTATTGCTACTGGTGCTTCAACAAAACGACGTTCTGCACCATCAATTTTTAGTATATAATCTTTTTCTTCAGCCATTTTATTGTTGTGTATTAATTTCTTTTATTTTAGCATCTATTTGCTCTAAAGTTTGGGTGTTTACAGGTGTAAGCGGCTCATCTAAACCTGTTATATTATTTCTATCTAATAATTGACGTACTTCATTACGTGTTAAAACCCCTGCAAAAATTAGTTTACTCCAATAATCTGCTTGTGAAACTTTATCGGCACTTAAAAGCGATTCTGTATTATATTTTGTGTAGATGCGTTTAGCTTTTTCGGATGTAGAAAATAACTTTCGATCGCATTCTTGCTGGAACTTTATAGCCCAAGGTAATATAGAATCGCTTACGTGCTGACGTTCTAAACTTTCTGAAATTGAGTTATTTATATCTTTATTGTTTTTTAGTTTTTGAGGGCTTATGTTTAAAAACCTTGCAACCTCATTAATACCATGTTCTGATGCTAAAAGGAATTGCGCTTCTTGTGGGGTTATTTTTAAGTGCTCAAATTTTGAAGCTTCATCTATAACCGGTACGGTCCATTTAGATTTTTGCGCAAACATTTCTGATAAGGCTTTACTGTAACGTGCTTTTGCATCTGGATCCATACTTTTAGAGGTGGTTAATACACCTGTACCAACACCTTTACCATCATAATATTCGCTTGCAAATTCTTGGGATGCTAAACTTACACCTAAGCTTTTTGCTGCGTGTGTAACTACTCCAACACCTACTAAACCATTAAATGAAAACCCTGGAACATGCAACACATCATCAGCCGGATAAACAATACCATCTATTTTATAGAATAATTTTTCTGAAGATTTTAATACTTCTACCGGGGTTTTATCTTGGTTTACATATTGTAATGCTTTTGGTTTTGCTGTTATAGTATTACGTTCTATAATCGCATAAGCGTTACCTTTTAAAATAGCATCTTGAAGCATCATTGTATCATAAACAAAAGCTGTCATGTACTGGTTTGGCTCTTTATCTATTAAATGTTTAACCGGATGGTTGGATAAGGCTTCTCGACCTTTACCATCTAAAGTTTTTTGATATACGCCTTTAGGTAGTTTTGCATAATCGTTACAGATTATGGTAATGCCATTATAAAAAGCAGATAATGTTAATACATTATCTTTATTCGCACTGGTGCCAATACCTTTTAATCCTAATAAGGATTGAAATATATTAACACCACCCGTTACATTTTGGGCGTTTCTTTTTATAAATAATGGTTGCGCTAAGGCTTGCGTTATCATATCTGTACGTAATGAATTGTACAAATATGAAGCGGTTTAAGGGGTTATTTGTGCCTTTTTGGGGCATTTAATCGATTTTAATTTTTATTTATAAAATATTTTACTAATAAAAATCCGATTATAAATTGTATTACTATAGCTATATAAATAATTATTTCCCTTACAATTTGTTTTTGCACAATTTGTAGATCTAGAAGCAAGGAAGTTGCAAACATTAAAAATAAGGTGATTATAATAGTTATTAATAATTTTATATCTGTGTTCATTTTTTTGGTTTTAGATAGGTTGTTACTTGTTTTCTGAAGCTATTATAATCTGAATATTTATACTCACTAAATATTGAGAAATGTAATTCATTTACTGCATAAAAACAATCTGTTTGTGTTTTGAAATTAGGTAAATTGTTAAAATAAAATTCAAAAAAACCTATTCTGGTGCCTAGTTTTTTTGCTAATTGTAGTTTTTCATTAGCTTGCTTGGTTTCATAATTGCGAGCAAGTTTTAATTGTTTTTCATGGTTACTCATAGGAAAATAATTTTTATGATGGTTTTTATTTACTTAAACGGGCAAATTTCGTTGTTTGGGATTTTTTCAATCATTGCGTTTAAGTCTTTACGTTTATAATATTTGCCATTAATAAAAAAACCTCTTTGATTATAAGTTAATAATCTAGATTTTTTACAGTCTATTATTTTTTTATCTTTTGTGATTTTTAAGTGCGGATATTCTTTAAAACGCCAAATAACTTTAAATGTTAAATTTACTTGTTCCATGTTGATTTATAGTTTATTAGTTGATTTATTAGTGAATATATAGACTTGTTAGCCACAATTAAAATTTATTACAGCTTCTAGTATTTTAATACGTTTTTCACATTGTTTATAATCTCTGTTATTCTTGCAATTTTCTTTTTGCGTTTCTAGTTTTTTGAGTTCTTCCATTATTTCGTTTGCATCTTTATTGTTTATTGCTGTGCAAATTTCTTCGTGCAAATAAAGGAGGTTGTTTAAGTTCAGTTTAAAAATAAATTCGTGTTTCATATCCATAAATTTTAACAGATGGCTAACACTGTGTAAAAACAAAAGCTTTTAAGTGCTTTGCTATTGTTGGGTTAATATTTGTTTAATTTTGTTCTAATTTCTAAACTATTAGTTTAGTTATACGCTTCAATTTTTACACGTTCACGTTGTGGTAAACTTTT